AAAGACTACAGAAATTCAGAACCTGAATTAATTGGTGGAATCGGAGAAAAAAAAAGTAATAACAATACACAATATTATTTGCAGAATAGAATTTATAAAACGGATGTATGTTTAACAGTGACTACATGTTGTATGCCATATTTTTTAATCAAGGTGAAAAATCAATGAACAAGATAAACAAAGTTTTACAAGTAGGAAATTTAGCTAATCAGATAGAATCAACAAGGGAAAATCCAAATAGACACGATGTCTATTTGCCAAACGGAATAGCACCGGCACTATGTACAATGTCAGGCGGTGGTTTACAGCCGGAAATAGTAGTAGCTGAGACAAGAGACAAGAGACAAGAGACAAGAGACAAGAGACTGTAGCGATAGCGAAAAAATATGCCAATATCCTGTTTGTCGGAAATATCCGGCAGCAGAATCAGGGCTTAGTAGGAAGTGTTTATCACTATCTGGGAATAAGTCCAACACTGAGAGCAAGAGATTACAAGGATCCTCTATTGATTCTTGTAAAAGAAACATAATTTTTTACGGAAATTTAAATGGTAAAAACATTCAAGGTTATACATATTCTGTTTATGCCATAAATGGGATATGTGCAACACTTACAACAAGCCAGGGAGGAGGTAGAGAACCTTTAATATTGATACATGAATAGCGACAGACAGACAGACAGACAGACAGACGATGATTTAAAGACTAATTTATGTCAAGTCAGGAAGAAAAAATATTATTGTGCTGCTATGCGAGGTAGAAATCCTGATAATCCTTCAAACAGAAATAAAGGAATTTATCTGGAACAACGATTAGAAATAAACAAAAGTGGATTGTGTAATTGTTTAACTACAGTTCAAAAAGATACTTTAGTTTTGGAGATAGAAATTGATTAGAAAGAAAGAAAGAAAGAAAGAAAGAAAGACGATGCTGAATACATTTTAATACGTCAAGCCACAAAGAAAGGCTATATTGAGATGCTTTCAGGTAATGTAGCGGATTTATCCTATCCTAAATCTAAAATTAGAAGAGGTAGAGTACAAGGAAATTATGGTGATATTTCACCTACTTTAACTTGTGGATGTAATGCAGTCCATAAAATAGATCTTATTAAGGAGAATACAATGGAAAAAACTAAAATTAAGTACGCAATAAGAAAACTTACACCTAGAGAATGTTACCGGCTTCAGGGAGTAACAGAAAAGCAAATTGATAAAATGCTTGCAAAAGAAAGTAATTCACAAAATTATAAAGCTGCCGGGAATTCTATATGTGTACCTGTGCTTATTGCAATTTTCAGTCAGTTAGGAATTCAAGGCCATAAAAAATGGAATGATATGACTTTGGATGAAAAGAAAAAATTGATTTACAAAGAACATATTTTGGAAAAAAATAATAATTTTTAACTTGACAGTCCTAGTTTTAGGATTATAATAAAATATAACCAAATCAATTAGAATTACCGGCTATCAGATGGAGCTTACATCGAGTAGTAGCAATTGTGAGCAGCTATGAAACATGCGAAAAAGCAAGGTAGCAAACTTACACCAGGCCCATAGCAACCTTTATCTCCCTGGTGTAAGTATTTTTTTTTATTAAGGAATTATTAATTATGGATGATATTCAGAAAGAACATATCCAGGAAGAAGTAACTAAAATTCTTCAGCGTTATGGATCAGGTGTAGTTAAATATAACTACTCAATTGATAAAACAGGCAAGGAAACAATTGTAATAACTACAACAGTTAAAAAGAGGTAAATATGTTAGTTAAATTAACTTTAATAGATGGAACATACCATCTTTTAGAATGTGCCGATTTTTCCATTATGACATGGAAAGACACAAGGCCTGAAATTATTAAAGTTGAAGTTTTTTCCTTTAATAAGCGGATTTTTTCTTCTAAAAGAAAGTTTTCAAGGTTTTATGCAAAGCATATTTACCCTGGAATTAAAGCACGTCAGGAAGTAAATGAACTCAAAGAAAATAAATAAATCATTTTAAGGAGAACAAAATGAAAAAAGGAATTTTCGGACAGAATGTAACAACCTTTGAACAGATTAAAATCGGTAAAGGTAAAAAGTCTATTACAGTAAATGCTCGTGTTATTACAACCAATACAAAATTGTTCATTTATCATGGAAGAGATTGTATTGGAATGGCCGGTGTAGTAAGACCAAAAGACTTCAACTATGAAGTGTTACTTCGCCTTGCTCAGCATCAGCCATCCGATGAATACGCTGTAGTTTAATGCCAGGTAAACAAGTAATAAGACTGAATATATCCATCACGTACAGTAATTGATAAATCCCAAGTATCAAAACCACGTCTCCTGAAATGAGTAAGTTTTGTTTTAGGATTGTAATATTTGCATACTGAGTAATCGTTATTAGTAAGTGATGGTAATTCTTTTACTTCTTTTCTTGTCCATTTCAAACCTGTTAAAAGCTCTAAAACTCCGACTGAATCATACACCCAGAAATCATTTTTACGGATTAATTTATTTTTAAGGCACTGTCTTATAGCGTTAATTGTGTCTATTTCTTTTCCTAAAGTTTCTTCAGCAATTGAAAGTAAACATAAAAAGAAACATCCTTCAGCTCCTAAAGCCTTAAAAATTGTCTGGATTCCTGTATATCTTGTTTTAACGTTCATCTGCATTTATCACTCCATTTGATTCTACTGTTATGTTATCAACTTCAATATCTGTATTTGTATTTGTTTTATCGAACTTGTTAATAATCATCTTTTTTAGCAGCTGAATTATTAACTGATAACAGATTTGTACCACTCCTATTGTTATTACAGATCCAATTATTGCCGGTGGACAATATTCACATACACAATAAGAACCAACTGATAATGGCATCATTATTAAGGCATAAATCCATGTTTTATCTGTCTTAATAAAGTTTTTAAGCCATTCTTCTAATCCAACTGTAGCAATTGCAGCAAAAATGATATTTTTTACAATTTCCGTATAATCCATTTTGCCCTCCTTTAGTTTTCGCCTGCTATTTTTTTGGCTGTTCTATATATGTTTTCAAAAATTTCTCTATAATCATCTATCGAAATTTCTGTCATTATCTCAGGAAGGTTTATATTTGGTAGTTGATCGTTATATTCGTATAAATCAGTCAGGACCATGTTGTAATAGCCCTGTGCTTTTCCATCTGAATAGTTTTTTAATTCAATATCGTTTTTTTCGGTGATGTGATTCCTGGTTAAATCACATTTAACTTCGTAATTAAGTTTCCCTTCTATAAGATGGGTTATATCTTCCAATAAAAATAAATCTGTCTTTTTAGTTAAATTAAATTTCTTTTTTCCTACTTCGTACAAGTCTCTCCATACTTGTTTTAATAAGTGATGTGCATTATTACACTGATTATCCAGTAAATTCTTTCCTTCAGTTTTATACAATTCTTTGGTTGATTGTTTTGCACTCAATTCCAAATCTTTATATTTCAAATTCTTATCTTTCAAAAAAATGAATAATTTTGTTGTCAAATAAAAAAGCCACACGATTAAAAAACAAAAGACTATCCATCCCATTAAAGGAATTTTAGCCAGATTGTTAATTGCATTATCCATAATAACCACCTAATAAAAATAGCCGGCAACTCTCTATGTAAGAGAATTACCGGCCTTGTTTGGAGTACCACACTTTTTATAGTGTACTACAAATAGGACTGTTATTCAAATTTACGCTACTCTTTCCCAGCAATATTTTACTACATAAGGTGGCATATTTTCATGTGCAACTTCACCACCCGTTTTAGAATTTGTACCCTTTGGTGTTACAGTATGAGTATGTGAAACATCAATAGTTCCATAATAAGAACCATAATAGGCAGTTGTCATTTTAACGGAACTGGTACCTGATGTTTGTACTAATGTATCTCCTTTCTGTAAATCTGTCGTATTATCTGTACAATAGAAATAATCGTTTGCCCTTTCAATATTATACTTTAATTCAGAAAGTGAACTTGCATTAAAAGAAACACAAGGTGACCTCATCGATTGGTCTATATTTTTAGTTGTAAATTTTATATTATCATGCTTACTCATTCCATCAGTTGTAACTTTTGTTCCAGTAAATATATGCGTATGACTAGGTAAATTTTTCTCTGATAAAGTAACTGTTGCAGCACCATCAGTAGCAGTAAATACTGATTCCGATTCTGCTGTATAGGTGTCTCCTGCCGCTAAAACAAAAGTGTCTTTAATCTGTGTCCACGTTCCGCCTAAAAATGTTTGTGGACTTACATTTTTACTTGACCAATATAAAGAACCAATTGGATATACTAAATCAAGTAAATCCTGCTTTACTAAAGCCGGACCTGAGTAATTTTTATTGTTACCATTTATTTTAATCTGGCCATTAGTATTTCTTACTGGAATTCTTTCCTTTACACTTGCTTTGCTTCCCTGATATTCCAGGAATTCAATTTCATCAGTACCAAAAGCATCTGAAGTAAATGTAGCAGAAGGACAATAGAACATCCGGCCACCATTTACAGTTCCTACTGTTACTTCAATGATTTTACCCTTCAGTTTAGAAGTCTGATTAAAATCATCAACTCTACTCCATGTTGATGATGTACTTACCTGCCATAAGCCATTATTTGTTGCATCATCTTCATTTTTAACGAGTACATATTCTTCACCTGCTAAAGCATAGCCATCAATTGAAGATACTGAAGGTGATGGTACACCAATATTTGAAGTGGTTGCTAAAACTACAGCTGATGTAGTGTAAAAATCAAAACGTGTAGGATGATCTGAATCAGTTGAACCTAAACTAAGAGTAGAATTAATGTACTTTTTATTTTCTGATTCAGCGTTTTCCAAAGTTGTTACTCTGTTTTCTACACTTGATAATCTTGTAAATAAAGCATTGGTTACAGCGGTAGTTACCAGTAATTTTGTATTTGTATTCAAAATTGATGATTGAATGTTATATTCATCTGTAGTTGTAAGAGTATATTTGCCATTTTCATCAACTTTAATATCCAGGATTTTATGTCCACTTAATGAGATTGAAGCATTTCCTGCTCCATCATTGGTAATTACTAAAGGATTTGTCAGTACCCCATTTGATTCAAGATTACTTAAAGATAAAGCTCCCTTAAAATTGTAAGTACCATATTTAGAATACCAGTTATACAACTGATTCAAAACACTTACTACTGAAGTAATTGTGGAATAAATAGAATCTGTTGCAGCGCCTGTATTTGCTCCAATAGTAATAGAACCAGAAATAGGCAATTTAGATGCGTTTAATCCTGATGCAGAATTATCTTTGAGTATCATAGAAGATAAAATTGAATTTGCTTTATGCGAACCATCAAAATTATGTGCTACCCTGAATCTCTTATTAATGTCTGAAATTAATCCGGCATTAAATGTACCTGCAATATCTGTTGTCCATGTAGAATTATTCAGGCCATAGTAATCAGCATCAATATTGTTAATTGTACAATCTCCAATATCTGTAGCATTGGCCGGTATTACAATTTCACATAATTTAACATATCCTTCGTCTGTAGCTGGAGCTGATACACCTTCTGCATAAGATACTTTGAATTCTGTGTTAAGAAATTCTTTAGTATCAACGCTATCCATTATTCTAGTCCCTGTATCATAATTACTAAAAGCACGCTGCTGAAGATCTGTAGACTTCCATACACCTTTTGCTTCAATAATTGCTACTCTATCTACTGTAGAAGTCGTCAAAGTGATAGGATCACTTGTTTCACTACAAGCAAAAGGCTGTTGTGTACTCTTGCAAACCCCAAACATTGGACTTACTACAACGGATAAATCTGTACCAGTGTATTCACTGACACTTCCACCAATAATGAAATCACTTTCACCTTCAAAAATCAATTTTGAAAATAAAGCGATATTGTTTACAAGTTGTTCAAAAGCAAAAGTAAAATCTCCGGCTTTAACAACTTCATTATCCTGTACTCTTGCGGTACTGAATGAATTATCAATTCCTGCTGCCATATTTATATCTCCTTATTAAGTATTAATTGTCATGCTATTTCTGATTATAATTTTCAAACTTGCTTTTACTCCCTGTGGTTTTACATAATCTAGTAAATCTTGATATATTTCCTGAGACCTACCAGAATTTACACCAGTTAAAAAAGTATGATTAAAATATCCAAAATTTTCATAATATTCAGGCCATGGTTCATCACCTTTAATTGGATCGTTTGTTCCTGGAGCAAGTGCAAGTGAAGTAGTTCCATTTTCTGCTGAATATTGTACTAACACTGTAAAAGTTGGATATGATAATTTTTCGTACAATGCTATATAATCCAGATAACCTTCATCAGCTACAAAATAAATTGTCACATCTGAATTATTATTATCTGTTAAAAACCATAAAGAACACTCTTCCCAATCTGTGTTATTGAATTCTATATCGTGTATATTACTATCCCATACTCTTGTATCAGGATTCCAGTAATTATCTGAATTACTTTTAATTCTGACTTTAATAGAATCATTACTAAAGAAATGTAAATAGTAATATTTATTAGCTTCACAAGTTACAGTCTGATGAATTTCACCATTTGCAGAGAATTCAACTCCATTGGATTCTGAAAATCTTGCATCCTCTGACAGAAAAGCATTAGTTAAACTCCAATTTGTTGTACTGCTATTAAAATCACCATTTTGAATTAAATTTATATCATTAACATTTTCCTGCACGTATACTTTAGATGATGTAAAATATTGTGCAAAAATATGTTCAATATTTAATTTCGTTCCCCATCTAATATCACCTTGCCGGATAAAAACGGATGCAAAACGATTTTTTAACGATTGTTCTGTTTCATTCGTGTAGCTTGTTAAATAAGAGAAAAAATTAATAGTTTTTTCCAGGAATGTTCCTGACTGTTCGTAAATATTATTAGTAGAACTCCATTCCTTCATATATGCCAGTAAATCAGTTAATACACTTTCTATGGCTGCTGTTCCCTGCTCATTAGCGATTAATGCTGCAAAATTTTCAGCATTTTTATTAATGGTAGATGGGAATTGTGATCTTAAAATTTCTTTAGTTGTCATTCTTCTCCCTCATATTTAACAGATATTGCAGCTGATTCAAATCTTGCAATTTGATTACTAGCCAAAACTATATTTCCTGTTGTAGCATTAAGTGTCAAATTATATGCATCCTTAACACCTGTTGACATTATTGCATTAAGAACCTGAGACCATACAACGGATTGACCTATTTCCAGAGCATCAATAAATTCTTCAATCTTCTCTTTTACTTCTAGTTCAATAACACTTGATTCTGCTGTAATTGATATAACTACAGTACAAGTTACAACTACATTTACAGTTTCAGCAGCCTTTATATCTACATTAATTCCACATGGCCTTAAACCTGGATATTGTTCGGATCCGTCTCCTTCAACGACCTGACGGACCATAGATTCCAATTCATCATCCATATCACCTGTACCATCATCAACGTAAACTGTAACATTGTAGTTTGATACTGGTGGAAAATGTTCTACAATTGCAACTGATCTTACACCTTCAAGAGCAAGAATTCCGGCTTGCATACCATAATAAGATGTTCCCTGTAATCCGTTTACATACTTCTTAAATCTTTCGAGCATTTGAGAATCTGATTCACTATCAGTACCACCAGAAATTTTACTGTTATTAGTTACTGATACTACTGATGCAGGTACTGTAGTTTCAATCGTATTTATTGCTCCGGCCACAATGTTATAATCTAGTCCTATAGATTCAGCCTGAATACTTACATTATTAGATGTAATAGAACCGGCTGAAATTACTCCAGTTTCCTGAGTAATATAAATATGCTCTCCATCACTTACTTTTGTACCGGCTGCTATTACAATATCTGTTGTAACTGCTGCTGATGCAGAAAATACAACGTTTCCTGTAGCATAAGTTCCACCTTTATTTGTAAAGTCAAAGACAGAATAAGCAATTGCTTTCAAGTTTTGCTCATATCCTAACCGAGTATCGATGTACCCATTTTCAATTACTCTTGCTACTGCCTGGAATATTGCAAGGATAATTGAACCTTCATTAAAATCTGTTATTCTACTTTGATTTGCAACCATTGAATTCTTCATAGATTCAACAAGCTGCTCATAATTTTTACTGTCCATTAAATTGCTCCTTCATATACTTGTTTTGCACCATTTATATCTGTGTATTCAATTTTGATATATAAAGTATCTCCAGAACCCTGGTATGAAATTCTATTTACTTCCAGGATTCTAGGCTCTTGTGCCAAAGTCTGTTGAATACTTGATAAAATATAAATCTTAGAAGATTCCTGAACGTTTCCTACAGCAGAAGAAATTCCATACATAAACCTTCTAATATTTGATGATACTTTAGATGTTAATCTATCTGTAATTGCCTGATTAAGATTTGACTTGCCATCAATTATTGTTACATCACCATTAGCAAAATATAAATCATCATCTTTAATTCTTATATCAGCACCATAATTATCATGTACACCTAAATCGAGATATAATTTATTTTTATTAAAACTATTTCCTTCATTTTCATTCAAAATAGGAATTAAAATAGAAGATCCAACTGTTAAATCTAGTTTTTTTGCTGCATTATAAGTAGCAATAATCTGTCCATAGCTTGCATCCCCATAGAATTTCTTACTTAATGAATCCCATGTATCACTGGTTTTCACTGTATAAGGTGTAGCTCCATAGGTAATTACAATTGAAGTTTCTGTAGAATTATTTGTATCTGAATCTTCATCATCCTGAGTATTTTCAATTGTAATTGGTAAAACTTCCTGGCCTGTGAATAATCGCTTTGTATCTGCTACAATACTTTCGCCATACATGGTTAAATCGTTACATACTTTAGTAAAAACATCTGTAATATAATCAGCTTCAATGTTAAATTCTGACAAATAACCATTTGCAAGAGCTTCTGTATCAAGTGATCCAATGCTTTCAGTAGTAGTTTTTATGCTGTCAAAGAAATCATTTACATCTGACATAAGATTATTAACTACCCCAATAGTCAGTCTTAATGTTTTTTGATAAATAAAATCTCCAATACTAACTACATCTTTATAAGCCTGAGAAATTGAATCATATATACCAGAGATTGCATTTTCATAAGTTGCTACTGATTCTTCTACCTTGTTTATGCAGCTTTTAAGATTTGCACAACAAACGGATATTGTTTTTGAATAAGATGCAAAATTATTCAGGAAGGTTAAAACCTTATTAGTTTTCTTCAGTTTTTCTACAATAGAATTTGTATTTGTAACTTTGTAAGAAATACCATAATTAATATTTGCATTTGTTTTGTTTTGTTCCCAGGTCTTTTCAGTTTCACCATCATATCCAATAAACTGTAATGTATAGTTCCAGGCTAAAGGATTATCTTTACTTCTTTTAATTTGTAAATCTTGCGGAAATACTCTCCACCATCTAGGCTTTGAATAACCAGTATTTATATCATTTGTAAATTTACCGCCTTGTCCTGGATTATATTGTGTTTTATTTGATGCTAAAGAATACAAGTAAACCTTTTTTCCATCCAATTTATCAAACTTTCCGGCATCTGCTAAACAGTCTTTGAGATAAAATATCTCTTCTTCTCCAGTCATTAAATGTGGTGTAGTCTGCTTTTCATCTGAGAAAACATATTTTAATTCCTGGTTAATTGTGCTGCCTGACAATGTAATCTGTACTAAATCATTTCCATAATCATCTATTACAGATCCGCCAAAAGTTTTTGTTTCTGAAATTCTTTGTGGATAACGAAATTCTTCTGATTGTGGAGCAACTGAAAAAGTAAAACCTTTGAAAAATCCTGTTGCATCATATATTAGTAAAGCATACGCATTTTTCCATAAATTTGTATTCATTGGTTTTACAGCGTAACTTCCTGTTGTTGTATCTATACTTGTCATATCGCTTTAACCTCACTTTGTCCGGCATTGGATATAGTAACAATTACAGGTTTTACTACTTCAACACCTGAATAAGGATTAACCCCAGTTATTGAAATTTCCGCATTGTCACCTTCTAACACAACTGGAATTGACAGAGATGTTGCTTTAGTTGAACTACCTGTAATAGATCCACCTCCAGCTCCTTCTGCTATTGTTGTACCATCAGTAAAATTACTTACTGTTATTTGTAAAGGTGATGTATAAATTCCTTTTCCTGAGCATTTAGCCTTTTTACTTGCTTCACTTACAATATTTACAGTTCCAGTTCCAAAACTAAAACTAAAACTGCATCCTTCTACAACTACATTCTTTCCCATCAAGTTACCTCCAGGTTAGTACCATTTATGCTAACTTTTTGGCCCTTTAGATTAAGATTGTGACTTCCGGCATCTATTGTAAGGTCCGTATTACTTTTTATTTCTATTCCATCTTTTGAAAGTGTTATAGAATGATTCCATGCACTTATCACAATTTTGTTTTCTTCTAAATCAATTGATAAATCTACATTATCATCTTTACTTTTTACTTCTACATATCCAGTAGTAAAATTCTCACTCAATTTCCATCCTGATTGAGTTATTTTTTCCATAGAAGTATTAAACTTTGTTTTATCACTTTCTTTTTTACAGTAAAGATTATGAGTATCTTTTTCACCTCTTGCATATCCGCTGCATAAAACAAAAGCTCCCTGAATTGTCTTAGTCGGTGTTAAAACAAATACTCTACTTCCTACTTGTGGTAAATCTCTCTCTCCTGACACAAAATTATCTGTCTTATTTACCCAGGTTTTAGTTGCTACAGGAATATTTTTATATTCCAGGCCGGTATCAGCCCTTACAGTTACCGCATTAATTAAAGAATTAACATCAGTTACAGTTCCCCAAAAACCGATTCTATTTTCAAGAAAAGAAGTATTTGGAAGAGAAGTAGGATTTACAGTTTTTGGTCTGTTAATAACATTAAAAACCATACTTATTTATCCTCCTTATTATCACTAACTTGAAGTAATTCACTATATGCAGCACTAATATTAGTAATTCTCTTAAATGAAGTACCAGTGTAATCACCACCACGAGATAAAGAGTAATTAATTGTACAGCCCTGTCCATATCTCCAGGAATGTTTCTCTTTTGTTACATAGAATTGACATTTACCGATTGCACATACTTCACCGATTTTAGGTTTCTGTTCTGATATAACATTAACTATATTTACATCTCCGTTATACATATCATCCAGGTTTGAATACCATTCTTTTAATTTTTTATTAAGAGCAATAAATTTTTTACCTATTGAATCCTTGTTATTTCCTGAATCGGAATCTTCACTATCATCATCTGTTGGAGGACTAAAATAACCTATAAAGTTTGTAATTTTTGGTTTATATCCATATAAAGCAATTTTATCATCGTCAGCCATCGCAGATTTATATCCTTCTGTAGATGCTGTTACTTTTTGATAAAAATCTGGAGTAATCGGACCACCTTCTATGTAACTTAAAAAAGCAGTATATACTTCATTATTATTACGAGTAAAAGTGTAGTCTGTAATAAGAGAAGGTTTTATTTGTGTACAAGTCTTATTTGATAAATCCTTAAAAGTATCAAATGTAAAAGGATTTTCTCTTATTATCAAACATGGTTTATTATCACTAATTGTGCCATACATTTCATACACTTCTTGTGGTAACAACTTTCTTATATATTTCATTACTGAGCTTGTATCTTCATTATATAAAGCTGAAGATATTGGATAATTAAATTCCAAATCATTATTAACTTTTATCCAGTCTAACGTATCACCATAGTAGTAATTTATAAGTTGTTTTATTTTAAGTGAAGAAATTTTAGGATAATCATTAACTGTTGAAGTAAACGATTTCCATACCTGATTAATTACACTTTTTACTGATACACTATTTGTAGCATCCCAAACATTGAGAAGAGCATCAATTAACTGATTTTCTTTTGATGTTTTTTGTACAAATGTATTTAAAAAGGCCATAGCAGTTTGATCTAGGCTTATAGTGTACATATCAAATAAACATTCTATTGATTTTCCATTAATTGATATTTGCTTATTTGTATTTGACCCACCTGTTGCAGCAAATGTTATATCTGTTACGATGCCTAAAAAATCAGTATTTACTCCATCCTCTGAAATTTCCACTACATCTAAAAGATTAACTTCATCCAAAAACATATTTTTAGAAGAATACTCTTCTTTAAGTGTAATTGAAAAATTACCTACATAATTTTCTATAGATCTCTCAAATGAATATGAAAGTAAATTTTTTCCTACACCTTCAGAAAAAGCACTAAAGGTCTGATAAACATCACCTAAAGAACTGCCTCCTTTCTGGATGGTCCTATGAAATTTAATTATAGGCTGTATAGACTGATGAAATACTTCCATGACAATTTCCTTAAAAAAAAAGGCCATATATCTACAGAGATATATGGCTTTCAAAAAAAAATACCAAAAATAAAACTAATTAATATTTATAGAATACTTTTTTTCATTTTATCTGTCAAATTATTAATTAGTATATAAAGTTTTTGCATCATCTTTTAAATCTTTTATAGCTTGTAAAATATCATTTTTGTCAGTTCCTTGATAAGAAGCTGTGATAGCTGATGACAGTTCTTTTAATGCATTTACAAGCATGGTTTCATACTCTTCTTTTGAAACACCATCACCTGTATATTCTTTAGCAAATAAATTAAGATTTTCCCAAACACTACCCATTGTAGCAGTAAACTGTCCAAGATTAGTATTAGCATCTTTTCCATCTGAATTCATAATTGTTGTAAAGAATTTAGTTAAATCCTGACGTACTTTACCTTCAGCATTATCTCCAGTACCATCTCCCCAGTCATTAACCATAATTCCACCAATATCTTCATACCCTAATTCAGCAACATTTTTTGAAAATATTTCTTTAGCATCTGCATAAGAACTAGCATTTTGAACTTTAGTTTGTCCTGTAGATAATTTTTTTCTTTTGGCTTTTTCAATATTCTTTGGAGTAAATTTTTTTTCTATTTCATATACAGATTTCTTAAAATTTTCCATACTTGTAAAATCCAAGTCTTTTTGTAAATTCAGATCATTAAATACTAAATCCCAGCCATCCATATATGACCAACTGGACATTTCATCCAGAGCTTCCATTCCTAAAACTCTTTCATCATAATCTGTTGTTTTGTCAAATAAATCTTTAATCTCTTTTTGATTTGCCTTTCTATCTTTCCGTTCACTAAAATCAAATTTATCCTTATTAAATGCAGTTTCTGCCAAATTCTTTACAGTACGATCTTGTGTCGCACGCAAAATAGATTCAAGAATTTTTCTATTTCTTTCCATTGAGTTTAATGCCTTTGGAAAATGAGTATTTCCAATTCTTAACAATGTTGTATCTAAAGAATTTAATGAATTTCTTAAAAGTTTATTATCAGACATAAACTCTGGATTTTGTTCAAATTTTTTTATATCATCAGCAGTAACATCTTTTAATAATGACATATTATATAACATATTTGCACCAGTATTATTTGTACCGGCTATTTGTTTCCAGGCTTCAATTTTATCATCTGTACTTGTATATGTTGTATTAATTATATCTTTTATTGCTTTAAAACTGTCTACAGTTAATCCTTTTTCAGCCATAGCCATATAATTAGAGTAAGTTGCTCCATCTACATACGATAATGGATTACTATTTTTTAAATATGTTTCTCCATTTTTAATATTTTGCATAGCTCTATATGCCAATATATCATTAGTTGAACTTAATCCTGTTGTGCTACTTAATCCCTGGCTAAATTCAGTTATTCTATTAGCTCCATTAGTTCCTTTCCATAATTCACTACCACCAGATAATTTAGACATAAATGCCATTGTATCGGCCACTTCTTTAGTTGACTGAGTATAACCTTTAGAAATTCCTGATTCTATAATTCTTTCTAATCCATCTAAAAATTCTGAAAACTGACCTCTTTGTAAACCTGATGCTCTTGCAGCTCCATAAGCGTATTCCATATCAGATGCTGCATTTCCTGTACCATAACGGGCCATTTTACCAATTTTTTCAGTAAAATCACTTGCATTTCCATTAGTAAAACTTGCATATAAAGCTGCCTGTCTAGCTAAACTTCCAGCATCATTAACATGAGAAACACCATAAGCACCTAAACTATTTGTATTACTTATAAATTCATCTAAAGCTAAGCCGGTATTTTTCGCTTTATTTTCTAACGCTTCAATATAACCTGTTGCTAATGTACTTTTAGTATGGCCGGATGATGCTGTCATAGGAGCATAATTAGCTAAAAGTTGATCCATCATCGGTAAATATTCTTTGTACTTATCTACACCTTTTTGAATATCTTCCTGACGATTTGCATAAGCCTTTGTTCCTAAACTTATAAGCCCACTAACACCACCAATTACCATTCCTATAGGATTGCCAGAAGCCAAACCTGCCTGAGCAATATTTCCGGCAACGTTACTAACAGTATTAGCATTATTAGCTCTTGCCTGGTATAAATCACCACTTGCTTTTAGCCATCTGTTACCATGTACTTGATTAATAACATTAGATGCACCTCCAAGAGCTTTTTTTGTTACTGCTCCTATGACTACACCTTTTATAATTCTATCTTCAATATCACTATTATTAAAATTATTTGGATTTGTAAAACTTTCTTCTCTTGTAGTCTTTTGTTTAAGATGAATTCCAAAAAAATTGTCAATTATTTTTTTTAATCCATCATTAAACATACTTAATGATGATGTTACAGTTGTTAAAACTTCTGCTTGTTTTACTAACTTTTCATTATTGAGATCTATTCTATATGTACTTTCTTCCTGAAGAGAATCCCTTGCTAAATCTTGACTTGCAATTGAAGGTCTAGTTGGATTTGCAATCAGGGATGATTGTCTCATTTTATTGCTAATTTCATCCATCCCTGATTGTATACCAGATGATTCTAATTTTGCGTTAAATATAATTTCACTTGCCATATTTATAACCTTCTTTTGTGTATAGACTTTTCCGAGTACCCTAATTTTCGCAATAGATCATTACTAACCCTTTGTTCATTTTCTTTTTCAGTTTTCAAAACTCCATTTGTTATAGATTCTTTAGTAAAATGAACATGGTAAATAAACTCAATATTTAACCAATCATCATCTTGATACTCAATTGCTGGACATACCTTCAAACAGTCCTGCACCATTAATATCTGTATCGTTTTTGCCGGAATCCACTCCCACGCTTTCTTTTTCTTCAAATTGTTCAAGCTTTTTCTGCATTTCAAAGCGAAAGTCATACGCTTTAGCGTATACCTCCTGAACAAAACTTTGACTAGGCATGTCACCCCAGCTTAATCCGAATTTATTTTCTTTTTTTGCATTTTCATACCAGTCTGGACCTTCTACTACAAGTACATCCAAAGTTGCTATTTCCTGAATTAAAGAATAAGTAACTTCATCAAAACATTTTGCATCCAAACCATTTAAGCGATATGCTACAAGTCTACCAATTGCTTCAATATCTTTCATACGAGGAAATTTAATCTTAAATTTACCTCTGCTTGTTTCAATTGTTTCAATTGCATCCTGCCCACGTACGATAGAACAGAATAAGTTTTCTTTCTGCTTATTTGTTAAATCTTCAATTTTGTCAAAATCTGTCTTTCTTTCAACTAATTCCATAATATTCTCCTTGTTTCAGGCCCAATATTTCTATTGGACCTGAATTATTTTGTTAAATTGTCTGTGTATAGTCTTTTCCGCTGCTCATCCAGATTGCTTCCATCTGAATATCAGCCTTAACATAACTACCACCCTGAATTGTTACCCTGTATGAACTAGGGATAACATCCTTAAATGAAGCGATAATATCACCTGTCTTATCATCGTAAAAATCCAAATAAGGAAATTTTGTCATAACTTCATTCTTAATGAAATCATCTGAATCAGGATTAAAACTTGAAAGTGATACTGTGCCACCGCCATTAAAGGTTTCTGTACCATTGTAAACCGCTGCACTTGCAACAAATCCAGTAAGAGAAAGGTTTACTGATATTGCCTGAGCATCAATTGATGCCGGAACAATTGAACCACAAACATTTGCTCTCTGAAGCTGAATCTGTTTTGTTCCGTTCATACTGTCTACAAATCCAACAATGTGATTGGCTGCATCTGAAGCATTTTCTCCCACACGTACCCAGCATGAAGTACCACGAGGAAGTAAATTCTGTGCAATATTATATTCCATCTTATCCATTATTTACCTCACTTACACTTCAACTCTAGAAGTGTATACATTGTTAGTTGCTGTTGCGAAAATAAAGTTAGTAGGAGCAGTCAAATATCTGCTAAATTCAAGATAAATCTTATCTCCATCAATTGAAATTGTAATATTCCATACATTTTCATTAGAATCATTTGGAATAAGATAACCTGCTGTAGCCCATTCAGCTGCTGCATCTATCAAAGTTTTCTTATATGTAGGAATCTTTGTAATGTTTGGTCTACCTACTGACTTTTTGAATTTGTAACGGAGATCACGATTCATAAACAAATCTTCTCTTACCATAGAACGTTCGCAAGAGATAAGATCACCTGTACCCTGGTAAGTTGTCAGGCCACGAATACAAATAAATCTACTTGAATCATCAGGATCAATATTACAAACAAGTAATCCCTTCTTAATAAGGTTTTCCATATTCTCAATAGAACGTTTTACCGAGAATCCCAGTACATTCAATTCCTTATTTGTTAAAGGTTCATTTACAGGCATAGCCGATTCCATACCGGCCAACATTACACCAAGCATAGCACCTGAAATTGTTTCTGTTTTTCCTGAAATTGGATTGATTGCAGATGCATTATCAGGTACATAAGATACGTACTTTGAATTGAAAGAAATTGCTTTACTTATTGAGTTAGAATCACTTTCACCTACTGGACAACCAAGAATTGCAGTACGTTCTTTGCGGTTTACTGTACTTGACATTTCAGTACAATGAGCTGAAATTAACACCTGGATTGATTCATCTGTTGATGGTGTTGCAATAATCTGAATATCTTCACTTTCCAGGACTTCAAGAGCTTCTGCCCATTCTTCACTTGAGCCATTATCTCCATTTGTTCCACCTGTGAAATATTCAAATCCTTCTTTGAATAAGGCACTACAATTACGAGTATTAGATAACATTTCTACATCACCGATATAGATATTATCTTCAAGAGCAGTAATAAGACTTTCAAAATTTGAATAGAATGTTACACCATCTATAGTAACTGATTCTCCAGTAACTGTATCAAGTGAAGCACACTCAAAATCATCACTACTATTCAGGATTGTTGCATTGTAAGTTCCAAGTTCATTAATTCTTGCAACTAAAGTACCAATTGTAGAGAAATCTTCAAATTTAATTGTTTCCGAATTTGTTTCTCCTTCAACTACTTCAGTCAAAATAATTTTATCCGACTGAATATCTACACTTGATGTACCTGCCCCTCCATAAACTAAAGAAAATCTAGGTGAAGAAATCTCATTAGATTCAATAGTTTCATTTTTGTATGATACCACAAACTTTACACTGTTATTTGCAGCATCAAAAATACGAAGTTTCAACTGATTAGTATGAGTACCATAATCCCATGACTTAATTGTAATCAGTTGTCCCAAAGTCAAAGATGCCTGAGTACCTTTGTTAACACGCATAGCGTATACTTTAGATGGCACATATTCACTTGATCCGCCAAACGCATAAGCGATAGCTTCAAGTAATGAACCTTCTACAAGAGTATTCTTTGCTGCTGATAAAGTGTTAAATTCCAGTAAAGTATCTGGTTTACCACCTGTGGATGTACCAATAATACAAAGGTTTCCGGCAGATACTCCCCTTGCACTTGTTACATTCTGTGTACGTGTATATGAGCCTGGAACGTAATGTTCTGTACGTTTTCCGGCACTTTCAAAAACTGCTGCACTTACACCCATCTTTATTTCCTCCTAATTAACCATCAACTTTAGTTTTAAGGAATGTTTCAATTACCTCAAACCACTGTTGTTCTGTCAAAAATTTATTGTTGTGAAATCTCTTCAAATACGCTGTGATGTACTTATTCTGTGGATACAACGTTAGAAATTTTGTCAAATTCAATTTTTTTGTTTTACTTGTTGCCATCGTTACAACCTCACTTGAATTAATTTCTGTAAGATTTTCAGTAACTATTTCTTCATCTTCTTCCAGGTCCAATTCAGGTTCTGTTTCGTTTGATTCAGTAGTTACTTCAATACTTTCAGTTTCTGTATTAATATCTGTAGATGTTTCTTCAGAAATAGTTTCTTCAGTTTCATCAACCGATACACTTGTTTTCTTTGACATGATTTATCACCTCCCATTCCAAACTATTAAAATCTTTAGATTCTGTATCAATAATTATTTGTCCGATGTTATAATCAACATCGAAAGTAATATGTGAACCATATAACACTGTATCAAAGTCAAAATTGTAATTATTAGATCTTTCCCCATTGATAGAATGACCAAAAATTGCAGAATCAAAAATTGGATAAACTTTATCTAAGTCATTATTCAAAGTTGTAGAAATATATAAACGCAATTGTTCATACAATTCATTTTTTAACTGATTGTTTTCAGCCCATATTTCAATTGAAATTTTATCTCTCTTGCGAGTAGAGTAACTTATTCCAGGAACATACTCGTTTTCTGTGGCATATTCTTTTAACTTGTTAATTGTTTCTTCATCTGTAACAATACAATATCCAGGAACATTTTCTTCTACAGTTGAGCCATCTCTTTTTTTATAAACAACTTCCTCTCCATCTTCATTAATATAAGTTCTAATTCTTTTGTGATAACAAATTTGATCTAAATCATCTGCTGTTAACTGAACCTTCATATATTGTTCTGGAAGATTTTGAAATTCACTTATTTTGGAATCTGTTTGAGTAGTTATTACTATAGAAGGAAATGTATCTGCTGCTGTAGTTGAATCAGAATCAATAAGTAGATGTGCAAAAGGATGATCGTTTGTTACCGATAAATGAAAATTATCATATACTTTATCTAATCTTAATCTATGGAAATAACGCTGGATTAAATCAGCAAGAGCTTGTTCAATTATAAAACCACGATTCAAATAATAAAGCATTATATAATCCTTCCCAAAAAACAAAAAAAGGCAGCAACCAAACATATTAGTCCGATTGCTGCCTTTCAACATACAATTTATGTTTTAATTATAAATAAACACCTAAGAATAGTCAAATATTTAGGTCTGCTTTTATACCCTCTGCTACCGCTTTTTCAAATTCCGGCTTAATAATTTCTTCTATTCGTTTAGTTACGTCTATTCCTTCCTGGCCCTTAATTATCCATCTTGCCCTACTATATGGGCTTAAAACTCTAAAAGTAAAATATGTTCCATGTACACTATTCTTAAAAGCACTATCCCACATTCTAACCATGCCTGATTCATATCCGTTTTCGGATGTTACATCATCATCAGTTATACGTGTTCCCCATTGATAACTTGCTCTAGGAATAAGTTCACCATATCTATTTCTTTCAAGTTTTTCTGGATCTGCTGAATTTAACACTGTTGAAACAACACCTTTTCTCAGTATTTCAACAATATTCATAGGTACAACATTTTTTGCTTGTGAACCTCCTCTAGTTCTCCAGGAAAAAGGAATTATTAAGTATGGATATTCCTGTCCATTTTTTTTAGCAACTCTAGTTCTTTTGGATTTTAACCAGGGAGAATTTATATCTTTCATGTGAATATCAGGATAGCCGGATTTTATCTTTTCAAATTCTTCACTAGTTGAAAAAGCTCTGGCTTCAAGATTTCCTAAAGATTCATAATCAATTGATTGTGCAAGTTTTCCGCTAGGTCTTTTATTTCTAGGAATTCCGTTTATACTTCCTCCCATAGCCCAATTTTTCCACATTTGAGCAGCTGATGCTGCTGTCATGTTTACCGCTTTTTGAGTATTTGGTAATAAATTTCCTAGTCCTATTTGCTTAAAGGCTTCTTTTAATCCTTTAATTGAACTATCATCAATTGTAAAAGTCAGCATTATTGTCTATTTACCTTCTTTTGTTCGCTATAAGTTGACATGTATTTCACTATGGCCTTTTTAGGGAATCTTTGATTTTCTGAAGTTCTTAATTGTGGAATATCCCTGATTACTACATAAGTAGGATAAACTTTATATGTAACAGAATAACCATCTCCAACTTCCGGACCATCTGTTAGCCATTTAATGTTATTTGTGCCAGTTAATACATAGTCAAGTCCATTAATGTATTCAGTACCATCATTCCTGATAATAGATACAATATCTGCTACAAAATAAGCTGATAATTTATCAATTGTATCTGAAGTTCGAGTAACAATATCTTTATTTGTTATTGTTCCTGCTAAAACTGTCAAAATATCATCATTAGCAACGTCACAATAATATGGATATGTACATACCGCATCTCCATTTGCTTCTGTCATGGCTGCTAAATCACCTTTACTTAAATTCTGATTAAGAATTGCAAAAGTATAAGGTTTAACATATTTAATAGAAGAAACTTGCACAGGTTCTGTAGGTTCAACTATTTGATTTGTAATTTCCCCATCTTCACCTTCTACTTCTATTGTTAAAGGTTTTAACAATAACTGATTTAATCTTTTTTCTTCTACTTCAAATTCATATCCGGCAGAATCTGTAATTGTTCCTACTTCTACAATATCGCTAGGTGATGTATAGAAAATTCCATCAATATTAGATTTTCCATTCTCTAAATCTGATGCTTTCCAATATCCGCCGGAGCATTTTTGTAAAATTACATTTTCTTTTTCAAGTAAATTATCCCTTTCAAGTACAATATTGTAATATACACCTTTAAGAAGTGTTTCTTCTGTTACGATGTATAAACCTTCCTTACTTGCCTTTATTGTTTCCCCTGCATAATTATAAACCCTAAGTAAAGTATCATTTTCATATTCTGCATCTAATTCCAGGATATTTCCTGATACTTTTGTCATAACAATACATTGTACTGTCTGTTTAGGCTGAAATGAATATATTACACCTCTTCCACCGCATAATTTACAATGGATATTTGGCTGCATAGTCCTTCTATCTACACATGCACATTTTGTCGCTACTCTCCAACGGATCCATTGTCCATGACGATCTATAAGAGCTTCATAATTTTCTCTTCCCAGTGTTAATTTAACTGGAGTATTTTTTCCCAAGCCTTGACCCATCTATTATACCCATCCTTCCCAGATATTAAAAAACTGAGATTTTTTAATCATTGTACCTTTTTTGTTAAAAATATGTTCCTTAAACTCTTCAATATTGAAGGTCTGCATATTTCCAAAAAATCCAGGTCTATCATATTGTTTCATATATGCCTTTTTTGCTTCTTCAGCACTTGAAAAGCATAGCATACATTTATCTTCATCGTATTTATGTGTTACTGGATCATTCTGATGGATTACATAAACTTTTTGAGCATTTTTATCAGGTCCGATATACACGTCTACATGGTCTTTGTCTACACCAATAGTGCCTCTAATATATCCATAATCATAATGCATCAAAGTCCGCCATTTATGGCCATCTTTATCAACTCCAGAACGATAAGAGCCTTTTTTGTTTTCAATGGAAATATCCATGTCATAAAGTCTAGTTCTACCCTGTAATTTATGGCCGGAATATGTTAGAGATTTTTCAATAGAACCAACCTTTTCAAGTTTCATTTTCAAATCATAATAAAACTTTTCTGTAGGATTATCTAAATCATAAACACAACCATCAGGAGTTACACCCATATTTTCAATTTTGTATTCATCAAAATCACCACGAGAAAATATATTTTTACTTGTTTGTAACTTGCCTGTAATTTGCTTTGTCAGTTTTTTTTTAGATTGAGATTCCATAATTTTTTGAGCTACACTTTTTTTAATTATTAAAGATTTTCTTATATCATCTGAAGTGTTATCAAATCTTTTGGATAATGGAATAATATTGCCATTATCATCGTATGTTATTGGATCACGTAATTTCTTAAATTTGTCAGTTGCATTAATATCAACGTGAATTTTCTCTAAATCAAGTTCACCAATTCCTCCGTTTCCGTTACTCCATCCCTGGTGTTTGATACCATTTTTATCAAGAATTTCATTCACTTGTTTTTCTGTTAAAGGCCTTATTACTTTCATACAACCGGCAATAAACCAGTCTCCAGTTACAGCATCCTTATTAACTTGTGTTACTTTCCTATAACTACCATCTGTCGGCATGTATTTAATATCTTTATCAGCATTTTTATTGGCTTCTTCCTGATAAGTAGAATAACGAGGATCTGGAATTTCAACTTCATAATAAACATCATTAGGATTATTTACATTTTCACCATTAATTTTTGTTCCTGCTTGACCCATAATTGGATATTCTCCTAGATGCCATCCAGGTCTATTTGCTAAACAAGTTATATAATAGTGATTTGGTTCAATTTTACCTGATTTGTTATTTGTTCCATTTTTAGAAAAACTAACTTTATATCCCATATTCTGTAATTCTTTTGCCTGTTTTTCATCAAGTTGCACTACATGGTTTCCCATTTTCTGAGTTTTATATTTTTGTTTAATTGGATCCCACACCATTTTATCCTTTACAGGGATATAGTCTCTACCATTGAATTTGTCTGTTAATTTATATCCAGGTACTGCATCTAACCATACTCCAATAGGTACTCTGATTGGTGAACTACCTCCTACAAACAACGTTACAAAATCACCATTTACAGTTGATGCCTTTTTATAGACTTTAATTGTATGTTCTGGTATTTTACCTCTTCTCAATTTATAACATGGATTGTCAGCTTCTTCTTTTGTAAAAGTTCCACTTGCATAACTTGTCGCTTTAATGTCAACTAATTGCTGCACTGTCTCCATGTCACCTTTTTTAATTGCATTAAAATACATTGTATCAAGTTCTTTGTCTGTAGGTGTTTTTCTATCTTTATTTATATTTTGATTTTCATTAAAATTCTGTGTACGATTTTTTTGTTTCTGCAAATCATTAGGATTAACCCAGACAGTTTTTCTGTGTCCGTTCTTATCTATTACTTGTTTCCTAATTAAATGAGATCTATCTCTTATTGATTTTAATATAACTTCCATCTTTTCAGTAAAATCTTTCATAATCTAACCTCTATGCAGCTTTTCCGTATTTTTCAATTAATTCATCCAGGTTTACTATTTCTTCAACAAAAACCTTTTTTTCTTCACCTTTATAATCAATAACAGGAAATCCACGATCTGATAATTTTTTTATTTTTGTAGGTTCTCCTTTATAATTTACCTTTGAACCAACTTTTAGCCTTGCCATCGCTAATTTACGATTGTTTAGCATTTTACAAGTCTTTTCAGTTTCATTCATAAAATCCTGATAATATTCTTTGGTATATTCAGGCTGACGCATCATTTTCTTATAATAATTTGCAGCTGAGTAATCTAATTCAATATCTAAATCTCTTGTATCTCTTCCCCAATAATAATCAACATACTTTTTGGCAATTCTTTCACTTAAACCTTTGTGTAATTGTTCTGTCTCCTTAAATTGATTAACTAAAGGTTTAATTTTATAAAGTTCTGTATTTTTATCTAACTGAGAATAATAACTATCTTCACTTTCAGGACCTTGCGAAATTTCTTCATCTCCAAAAAGATTTTGCTGGCCTTTCATTTTCCCTGAATTCAAATCTTCAGGACTTACCCAATAGGTAATTAATCTTCCATCGGATGTACGTTTTTTTATAGGGATTTTATTTCCCCAGGCATTAGCCTTTTCAATTGAGTTTTTTATTATTTTCTTAGGAATGTAAAAATGTTTCATAATAAAAAGTCCGTTTTTTTTAGGTAAAACGGATCCGAAAACCCTCATGGAGAATAAAATGAAAAAACTACTCTGTTGCTGCTGTCGTAGTTTCCTCTGTTACAGAATTACTTGACTTTGAAGAAATAACTGTCACTATAATTCCTGCAATAATAGTTGCCAATCCAAATACACCTGTAATAATTGACGTCATTGTAGCTTCTACAAAACCGCCAAAACCAAGTAAGAAAGCACCTATCGAAATAAATACCAAACCGAGAACAGAAAGCCAGGTTTTCTTTGTTGTGTCTCTCTTTTCCCAGAAAGATGCAACTGCAACACCAGCTCCAAACATTGTAACTGCCAAACCTGTTACATCTGCCAATTCAAACCCTGCAAAATAAGAAATTGCAGCACCAATAAGAATGAAAATAAGTCCTACAATAAGCAAAATCTTCTTCTTCATCTTTTTATCTCCTTAAAAAAATAAATATTATAAAGCTCCAATTGGAATGAATCCAAATTTGAACTTGTTTTCCTGGATATAATTCTTTACATCATCTTTATAAACCTGAATTCTTGCACCAAAGTAAGCTGATGTTGCTGACTGTGTAGAGCTAAAGGATTCACTAATTCCATCCATACTTAATGAACTTGAACTAAAACCTGACATAAGGCCATCGCCAATTACATTTAACAAACTTATTGCAGCAACTTTAGCAATAATTTCTCTTAAATCATCAGGTACTTCATCCGAATTCTTATATCCGGCTTCATAATCAATCGCATAAAACATGTGATCATTATGTGTCTGACTTCCGTATGGACCTAAAGAAGTTGATAATCCTTGCATAGTAGAATTTGGTCTATATGGTCTGTCTGTAAATTTTATCAAACCTTTTTTTCTATCTAATACAATACTATTTAACAAATTCTTTTTTTCACTTGACCGATTAATTAAATCGCATCTTGTTACTTTTATAATTGGTCTCTGATTAGTTGTAATCATTCCATAACGCTGAATTTTACGATAAGAAAAATCATAGTAAGATTCTTCATCATCATAATCACCTTCAGTGACTTTTGTTGTTTTCTTTAAGTTTTCAGTTTCATCCCATGACTTAATTACACGTCTTTTAATTGTTATATTAAGTTCACGTTCCATATAGGCTACAGCCTGGTCTATAAACCACTGAATTTGTGAATCGTTGAAATAAACACCATTTGTAGCCTTAAAATCAGTTCCCCATAGATAAGTGTATCTGCAATCATCTGGAGTAACGATTGTTCCCCACTTACCTTCTGGAGCTGAATAATTTCCAAAAGAATATCCGATGCCATTTGTTTCACCGAATTTAATCCATTTAGTAAAAATAAAATCTGTCCATTCAGGATTTTCTTTTGTGCTATCGTAAATACGATATTCGTACAAACCATCTGTTAAATCATAACTATCTACAAAATCTCCTTTAGATATTGTTACGATTTCAGGTGTTTCTTCTGTTACATTTTCAGGAAGGACAACAAATCCGGCTGATGTATAAGTCTGCCAGGTTCTATCATCATGTCTAGCACGCTGAAGAATGTATGTTACACTTTCATCGCCTGATATGGTTAATAAAATTCTGCTTGTTGTACTTTCGCCGGTAATTGTTGCCATTTTCTAATCCTTACTCTTCTACTGCCGGACCATCTGATTCTTTATCTTCTGATTCAGCAGCTTTTTTATCATCTGATGCTTTATCTTCTGATTCAGCAGCACTGTCTTTTCCATAAATTGAATAACCAGGTACAGAAAGAAAATATTTAGCAATTTTGCCATTTACTTCACACTTTCCATCTGCATCAAATTCATAAATCTGATTTTCAATTGAAGTCTTTTTATTCGCCATAAAAGGCTTAACGATAACAACTTTTGCGTTATCGTCAAGCTTATCTGCAACACTCTTATTAGAAGCAATTGCAGAGGCGGAATTCTGACTTTCAACTACTCTTCTAGGTCTAGCCATTTTCCACCTCCAATCACTTAGTAAAGGCCACCAGTGTAACCAATATTCTTAATAAGAGCCTGATGTTCTGGATTGCGAACTTCAAGCATACCAAACAGAGATACAACAAATCTCTTGTTAAGATTTGCTTCAATTGGAAGCGGTACTGAACTAATTGGCAAAAGCTGACCAAAACTAATACCATTACGACCACGACTTTCTGTTGCTGAAAGAAGGATAATTGAACCTGTTCCAGGGAGATCATCATTGTTGTCAGTATAAGTTGTTGTTGATTCAGCTGATGCAGCAATTGATACCATTTCCATCAGTTTTTCTCCGCCTTTTCCTGAACGAGTAATAATAAATCCTGTTGCTGTTGGACCATTTGCTGCAGGTGTAATTGTAAGTGTTACAGAGCCATTAGCTTGTACTGTTACAGCAGTTGAAACTGGTGTTCCAGCTGAAATACCGGCTGCATTTACTGCATGAACTGCATAAAAATAATCACCGGCATCACTTGTATAGAATTTAGAATTACTTGAAGAAACGTTTGCTGTTGCTGTTACAGATGCTGGAGCATTTGGTCTCAATGTTGGATCACCTTCCTGTACAACTTCTCCCTTTACTCTGAAGAGCTTATCAGCACCGGCTTCATTACCACGAAGAGTAATTACAGAGCCAATTGAAGTAGGAAGTGTATTAAGGTATTCCATACCAAAATTACCAGGAGCGGTATAACGCAACTTATCTTCATACAGACGATCAAACTGCATATTCAGTTCTGGAGCATAGAACATACGTTTCAGGTCTCCACCTTTGCGGTAAACTGATGTTGCAATTTCATTGAAAAGCTGACGACCGGCATCCTTAACTGGCATATCTGCATCAGTTGTTGTTTCACCGATTTCAAGTCCATGAAGGTCTACAAGTGTAGAACGTTTCTTTTCATCATTACCAACATTTGAATAATTTTTGATAATCTTATCCAAACCATCAAATTCAGTTGGTACAACATCACTGTTACCATGAAACATCAGGTTTTCAGCTGAGAGAGCAACACGATTTACTGCTGCAATCTTTTCTGATTCATAAGCACCTTCAAGTGTTTCTGCAAGTTCCATCTGTTTTGTGATAGATCCCTGTGTCATAAGGTACTTTGTCTGATAAATCATGCGGCTAAGTTCCTGTGATACTTCACGTGGAGTGCCACCTTCTGCTACAGTCATGTGACGATAATCACCAAGTCCTGTACGTCTTGTGATTTCATGTACTGTAGACTTTACTGGCTGCTTATGAAGAGATCCAAACAGTTTACAGTCATTATCTGTTTCTGACAAAATATTTGTCAGTGTAGATTCAAGATCTTCTGGAATAAGAGCCTTACCACCTGTCATATCAGCTGGATTTGTTTCATATCCGGCTGAAAGAGCTTTTGATACAAGTTCCTGTGCATCAATATTTCCTGCTGTTGATACACCACTGTCAAAATATCCCATATTTTTCTCCTTTTTAGTTGTATTTATTGTGAATTCTTACTACTTCAGCATGATCTTCAGGATTCATTCTGATTCCTCTAAGTTCCTGCTGGAATACACTTTCCAGATGTACAGATTTTCTCAAATCGACTTCACCTGCTGCCTTTGCCTTGCACAATGCTGCCTTAAATTCTTCAAAATCGTCTGCTGTTGGAGCTACATATCCGTTTGTCTGCTTTACAGAAATATCTCCCATTACAGATTTACGAACCTGTGGCTGACCCATCTGTGCTGCCATAATTTCACCAAGTCCTACAAGTGATTTCTGAAGTTCTTCAATCTGTCTGTCTTTTTCATCAAGACTTTTCTGGATGCTTTCCATGATTTCAGTAGCATCAATGTAATCATCTAAAGATTTTTCAACCTTAGAATCATCATCATCTTCTTCATCTTCATCATCAGATTCATCATCAATATCAACTTCTTCATCAATATCAATTTCCTGATCTTCATCTTTTGGTTCAGACTTTTCTACTTCAGAACAATTCTTCTTACTCAAAGACTTAAAGATTCCATTCATCTTTTCTGTGAATTTCATCATATTATCTTCCTCCTGTTCAAATTCGCTTTTTATTGCATCAATTATAGTTGTAGCATCTTCATCACTATAACCATAATCAAGAATACTATTTTTGAGTTCATCTTCAGTTGTTATAATTCCATGTTTAATATTGAAAATTACATCCTGAATAACATCATTTAATTCATCCGCTTTACCTATTGCTTCAGGAATACTATTTGCAGAAATACTTTTGTTTAATCCTGGAATATCTTCATACTGAATACTTTCTATTTCTTCTTCATCATCATCTTCTTCAGTATCAATATTATTAGTTGAATAACTTTTTCCTTCCAAATCCTCACCAATTAAAGCAGAGCCACCTGTTTTTTCTGCCGGATTAACTGTAAATCCAGCGGATAGAGCTTTGCAAAATTCATTTGCTGTTATTGACTTTGCAAAAGCAGCCGGAGCTACTGTAGAATTCACTGGTGAACAAGTTAAGGCTAAATCATTCCACATAAATTTAGTGATTGTCTGTGTACCATCAGGATTTTCTATAATTGTAGGAAGAATTCCTCCTACACTTGCTTTTACTCTTGAACTATGACATTTAAGCAATTTAATAAATGGCTTTGCTGCTTCTACAAGTCCATATAATTTACCTTTAACAAAAGTTCTTTTTCCTTCTCTTCTTACTGAAATAGGTTCACCAATTACTTTGTCATAATCAAAACAGATTTCTCCATCTTTTGTTTTCTGTCGGTGTTGATGATCATCAGAAACTACACCATTAGACAAAAAATATTCTTTTGAATCCTGAAGTGCATCTGCAAGTATTTTTTGATTCTGTAAATCCAAATTTTCATTACTTGCTTCAACCTCAAATATGTAATTGCCATCAGCATCCATCTTTCCAGGATTAGACTTTGAGATATAGACTGGCACTGAAACAAAAACATTATTTTCCAAAATATTTTCCTCGCAAAATAAAAAAAGCAGCCACTACAAAAATGTAATGACTGCTTTCGCATATCTGTTTAATTTTACTACTTCTTACTTTAAGTCAAAACTTAACTGTTGTCAAGTTTACTCCTACAACTAGGACTTTAACATAAATTATTTACATCTCTTTTCCTTCAAATAAAGGTAGGCTTCCTGGCCATTTAACATTCCTTTACTTGAAACAAATAAGGCAAAAGGAATTGCTTTACGTTCTTCTTCAGTCTTTGTTGCCAATTCAAACCAAAGTTCAATTTCTTCAGTTGCTGTCATTCTTCCCTGCATATCTGCCATATTATTCTCCTTGCGATCTCAACCGCCTTACACTTTAATATTAAACTACTTAGTTTAACTTGTCAATATAAAAATTAAATTATTTTTCATAATTTTTTAATTTTATAATTGCTTAATTCTATCCTTTAGTTTAATATTTACTTATGGATGTTAGTGAACTTATTAAGATTTTATGTGTTAAACGTAAAACTTCAGTAGCAGAATTATCTGTTAAAATGGGAAATTCTAAACAAAATCTTTTCAATAAACTTTACAGAAATGATATGAAAATATCTGATCTTGAAAAGATTTTAGCTGCCCTGGATTCTGAATTAAAAATTACTATAGTTGATAATAAGACAAAAGAAGTTTTAATTTAGATTTATTCACAAAAAAATCCCTTATATGCTGAATAATGCATTATAAGGGATTCTTTATTTTACTATTTTATCCTTCAAGAGAAGTATTAGAATACTGAATTTATCGTATTTACAAATTCATTGTATAATTCACATGAGTTTTCATTTGTTTTAATAGATTTAAGTTCTTTTGCTATGTTGCGATAATACCATTCAATATCATCTTTACCAGCATTAAATCTCTTCCAAAGTTCTGGACCTATTTCTTCTTTATCTCTCAGCATACTTCTTATATTAGAAAATTTATCTGCAAAACATACTAATTTTGTTTCCTGACTTGCAGCTTTTAGTTCATCAATTGTAACCTGTTTACGTTCCTTCCATGTTTTAGATTTATCTTCACTCTCTGTCTGCACAATTGATAAAACATCATCTCCAAAATTATTTCTTATCTCCTCTGGAGTTGTATCAGTATCTTCCAAAGTATCATGCAATATTCCTGCAATAATAACAGTTTCTTTACAGCCCATTTCAGTAAGTATCTGCATTACTTCCATCGGATGCACAATATAAGGAATATTTGTGCCTTTACGCTTTTGATTTTGATGTTTTAATGTTGCAAATATAATAGCTTTTTGAATATTCAAACTCATTTTTATTCTCCAAAAATAAAAAAAGCCAGGGAAGAATTTCCCTGACTTCTATATTTTTCAAACTTCATTCAAAGTCTTTTTACATTCTTCAAGAAAATCCTTTTCCCATCCTTCTGAATAAGGATTTCCTTCCGGCAAGGTGCATCCATCCCATTCCCAAGTGTTAGAATCTTTCAAGATTTCTTTAACTCTTTTCTCATCCATAATGATGGTTATACCTCTTTGAACTGACTAAAATAATCATCCAGTTCTTTGTTAAATTTTTCTGAATAATGTTTTTCAGTATCTTCCGGCAAGGTGCATCCATCCCATTCCCAGGTATTTGGATCTTCATTAATTCTTTTGATTTCTTCGTCTGTCATAATCCCTACCTCCACTTATATATTACCACAATATATATAATATGACTAGTATTTTTTTTATTTTACTTCTTTTTTAGAAATTAATTTAGGACCACCACTACCCCTATTATCTCTAAAACTCCAATCATCTACAATATCTTTTACAGAATCAAATGACTTTTCATTATCCTGCATTGCAAGCATAATATCTGTTGGTACTAATCTACCTGAATAATCGCCTTTTTTAGTCTTAAAACGATTAAATGCTCTTATACAGGAATCCTGTAATGGAAGAAACATGTAATGAGCTTCAAGAGAATAACCTTTATTTTTTGCTGCTAACATTTCATTTCTAACTTTATCAGGTTTATTTGGATTATAATTCATTGTTCCATCAATAATTACATTTAATCCCAACTCCATAGCTTTAGACTTTATTCTTTTCATTAAATCCGATGATTCTTCATGCACTTCTCCTGCGTTCCATCCCTTAAATTCTGGTAATTCCTTTTTAAGTTCATCAGCATCAAGAATAAGAAAGTTATCACTATCAAACATTACCTTTCTTCCTTCAGCAGCTGCCCTTTTTTTATCTGTAAACCATGACTTTCCACTTCCACCACGACCACCGAACATTATATATTTAGGTTTTTCACCATTCTTAGGTTTACATGCAGCAATTTTTTCAGGATTAAGTATTTTTTTAATTATTTGAATATGTAATTTTTCTCTTTCTGGAGTATACTCACCATTAACCATATTTCTAGTTCGAGTGTCACCATTTTTCATTCTTTTAGTTTGTTCATTTAATTTGCTCTCAACCTGAGCTTGTGTTGTTGAACCTTCTTTTCCGAGTAAAGAATAAACATACTTAATTCCATCAACATCATTAGTACATTTTGTATCGGTAAATGATTTCTTATAATCATTGGCATTAAATTTAGAAGCTGGTATTGTTCCATCAGAATTTTTTGATTTTTCTTTAATGTCAGAAACATTTCTAATATAACTGATTCCACCATTAACAATAACAACCTTTCCCTTTTTATCAAAGCCACCAATTGAACCTTCTCTTTCTACACCTTTATCATTAAAAATGACTTTATCCCCAACATTAAAACCATACTGATGCTTACTCTTTTTATCTTCATGGCCTTTCATTTTAGTTTTTTTACCATTAGCATCTGTTCCTCTAATAGTAATAGAGCCATCAGGATTTCTATACCAGTATTTATAATGTCCTGGAGTTCCTTCCCTTTTAATATATTTTGACTTTGCTACAACGTTGTATTCTTTTGCCAACTCATCATATAGTGACTTGCGAATTACAATAATCTTTTCCATACTTACACCACCTATTTATTGAAAATATTAAAGACAGAGTTTATTGCCTTTTTTATTGTTTCTTTAATATTAAGAATTCGATCCATAACTTCATTTCTTGTTTCGCACCTTCCCAGGAATATATCGATTTCTCCTGAAGCATTAGGTTTTAATCCGGCATCAAGAGACTTCATTGTTTCAGCAAAGCCTTTTTGTGTTGAACCTTCGAGCATTTCTGCCAGTTTAGAAGTAATTGCATCAGGACCATCTTCAAACATATCCTGCTGTTTCAAATAATCCTTTACAGTAGGAAAGTGTTCCCTATCCTTCATTACAGTAGTAGCAATATTTACCGCCTTGTTTAATTCTGTATTAAAGGAATATTCATTTCCCATTCCCTTATTTTCAATTAATGGGATAATTCCTCTAATTAACTTTGCTCTAATTTCTTTTCCTCCACTTCCTGCTAAAGCTCTAATATTTGATTCATTCATAATTGAACCGACCATTACAGTTTCAATAAATTCCTTCCCTGTGTCGCTGATTCCATCTTTTTCAGTGTAATATTGTGAAACATCGTTTCTATCAATAATTCCACCTTCAACTAAAGAATTAACTACTGACTGAGCTGCTTTTTTATCTGTCCACATCTGGGCTAAAGTATCAAATTCGGATATTGTTTCTGACATAGATTTAATTGTGTCAGCCTTAATAGTTTTAGCAACCTTTACAGCCTTTTCAGTAGTGTTCATAGACTTTTTGCCTGATTTATTATATTTAGCAAATTCTTCTGTTGTATAATCGCCAGTATGCTCTTCATCAACTTCAAGGATTAATCTAGGATGCTTAAATTCCTTCAAATCATCTTCTTCAAATCCAAAATCTTCAATCTGATCTGCTAAATCTTCCAGGTAACTTTTATCAGTTCCATTCTTTGCAGCAAGTTTACTTGACATTGTTCTATTGTTACCACTTACTACAATTCCATCTTTTGTTACAATTGGAGGATCCTGTATAGCCTGGCCACCATAATTTGCAGCAATACTTCTTACAGATTCCTGAGCATCAACGTCTTTTGAGTAATCTCTATCATTAACAGTTGAACCATTACCAGCAGTAGGGAATCCAGGTGTAGGAGTATAGGTATTTTCATCATGGCTTGCAGTTGGTGTATCAGCTTCAACAAGTTTATAATGACACTTTATTTTTTCGCCATTTGAAAGGTAATAAGTTTTTTTATTTCCTGTGATGCTTTTTGCTGTAGAATAATGCTTTTTAATATCATCTATTGTTTTTTTCTTTTCCACTTCTTTTTCAATATTCTTGTTAGTTTCTGCATCAGGTTTAACAATAGGTTTAGATTCAATCTTTTTAAGGCCGATTTCTTCAGCAACTCTCTGTAAAGCTCTTTCACCATTAGCAGTATTATATCCTACCCATGTTTTAGTTGATGGAGACCATCTAAAACCATTATGTTTAAGTGTAGAAATTGTTCCTGCATCAGGTTTTCCAGGGAAGGAAATTTTATATCTTCCCCAGTCTTTATCTTCTACTACAGTTGTACCATCTTCACCTTCATAAAGATTGCCTGTTGTTCCTGTTTTTGTTTCTGATTCTCCACTTGCCTGAGCTTGCCTTGCATTTTCATTAAGTTTTGGAAGTTCCTGCCATATACTGTGTTTTGGTGTATATACGACCTTACCAGTTCTTTTTTGTTCTTCCTGGATATATTTAAGCATGGCACGTGCTACTCCAGGCTGATTACGAATTCTTCTTCTAATTTTGTCTGTTAAAGTCTGTTTTGCATTACCAAAAGTATCTCCACCACTGAGAATTCTTCTTACATCTGAACCGATGATATTTTTTGCTTCATCCATATCAGCTTCACTAACTGGAATATCATCACCAGAATCAGCAGCGTTTTTACGCATATTTTCCAACTTTTCTTTTGCATACTTTTGAGCTTCAACTTTATAATAGTGATTCCAAATAGCAGTACCTACAGTATAATCTGATAAAGGATCTCCATCACTTTCATGCTTATTAATTAATTTCATCAGGGATGATTTAAACTCTTCATCTGATTTAATATCCAACTTTGCATAGGCTTCAAGTTTTTTTTCACCTAATTTCTTCATGGCTGATTCAGCTGATGCTTTTGTATACCAATCGTTTTTATATTCTTTAATTTTATTGTCTACAGCTTCTTCCCACTGAGCCATACGATTTTTGCTTTCATCTTCTTCAGGTCCGCCTTTATAAGCATTTTTATTGCCCTTCATGGCATCACTTCTATTTTGATGTTTCTCAGCTTCTGATTCTTCTACTTCCTTTTGTTTATTTTTTTTTTGCTGGAAAAGTTTCTCATTAAGAACATCATAAACTTTCCTTGCTTCCTCAGCTTCTGGAGAGTATTTATCTACACCATCATATTTCTTTGCTTCTTTCTGCAATTCTTCAATGCTCATATTTCCATATTTAGCCTGAGCATCTTTTTCATATTTTTCATATTCTTCATCTTCTGCATCTGCCATTTTCTGACCAATATTCTTTTTAGATTCTTCTTTGTTACCAGTTCTTTTTGCTTCATTAATCAAATCATTAAGTGTAAGTTCCTGTTTATGTAAGAAATTATCCTTATGTGGGCCGGAATCTGCTTTCTGATCTACAAAGGCTGCAAATTCCTTGTCATTTTCGTACATTTCTTCAGCATCTCTCCAACTATCCATAGTTTTGAGTTTATCTGTATACTTATTCTTTGAAGTGTTTGAATCCAAATCTTTATATAACTTTTCAATTTTATTGAATTCTGAATTTATCATTTCCAAATCATTTTTATTCTTTTTATTGTTTTTAATTTCATCATATTCTTTAGAAATTTTATCAAATTCATCTTTCAAGTTTTTAGAATTCTTAATTCTTTCTTCCCAGGTAGCAATTTTTCCTAATCTTTTGTCCTGTTCAATTTCACTTTTTGCATTTAAGGCTTCAGCTTTATCTCCTTTTGATGTTTTACCAGTTACCGCCATTTTTTTAGGTAACATCACTTTTTTTGTACCAGGTTTTGTTGTAGCCACTGTAGATGGTGTTGCAGATGGTGTTTTCTGACGTTCTGCCCATTCTTTCTGAGCATCTCTTAAACGCTGATATAATTTGTCATTTTCTCCATCTGCACTAAATCCAAATCTTTGCATATTCTGTGATACAATCTGCATAAGTTCATCAATATCTTTTGCATTTTTAATTTTCTTTGCAATTGCAGCACTAGCTAATTTTGCTCCACGTGTATTTCCGGCATAATATGGCTTCCACTTATTAGGAGCAATCTTTACATATTCCTGTCCATTCCAGGTTCTATGCTCACCAATTGCAGCTAATTTTCCGCCTTTCATTACTACAGATTCTTCATCCAAATTGATAAATACATGTAAACCAACTGGACAACCTGATACTACTTTCATTTTGCCAGTATTTGACTTTTTCAAATATGTATAATTCTTTTCAAACTGAATTAATGCCTTTTTTACACCTTTCTTTTCCTGCTCTGCAAGTCTTTTGATTAATGCAGCTTTAAGGGATTCCAATTCTTTTTTGTATTTGTCATTCTCTACATTAGATTTAAGAATATAAATCATAATTTTTACTCCTGGACATAAAAAAAAGCAGCCAACTTCCTTAGAAATTGACTGCTTTCGCATATCGTTAAACGTATTCACCAGCTACAAAATATTCATTTTTTCACTAGTTCTCTTAAACTATACAATAACTTTAACTTTAATTCAACTTTCAAAAACTAATTTAATCAGTGATATTCAGTTTTAAAAGTAAGGCTTCTTGTAATAAATTACTGAAATTAATTTTTTCTTTTTCAGCTTGAAAATTTAACCAAGAAGGAATTGTTAAAGTTTTTTTTACTGCTTTATTATCAAAGTTTTTTCTCCATTCCATAGTATCAGCTTTTATTAATGATATAATTCCATCTGTTTTAATATCTTTTATTTCAGAAGGTTTTGGAATAGGTTTACCTTCATTTTCATAATTAACTAATAACATTTCAATAACATCTTTTGCCATATCCATAGCATCAGCCATATCATCCCCAAAAGTATAACAATTAGGAATGTCAGGAACTTCTACACCAATTTTACCATCATCGTCTTTGAAAATAACTGGATAAATGTATTTCATAAAACTACCTCATAAAAAGAAGAGTAAAGTAGTAAAACTTCACTCTTCAATCTTAAAAAATGCCGGCACTTTTTAAGATACTAAAAGCTGTTCCTTTTGGAACATCTCCCTTATGGCGAGGAATAGGCACTTTTTGACCTGTCGGACTGACCGCCAAATCGTGTTTTTTTCCATGAACAATAGTCCATCCGGCAGCCTTGAACTTTCGTTCAATTTCGGCCTTTGTCATATTGTCCTCCATACTTTAATAATACGTATAAATACGTATTACGTCAAATACTTTTTAATCCAGATTATAAGCATACCAATTTACAGATGGATCCTTGCTCTTCATTGTTACTACAAGTTTATTTGCTTCATCCAGAGATAAATTATCTTTAATTACTTTACCATGTGAATTGACTACAAACCAGGTATCTAAATTTATAGTATCATCAACTATTCTAGGTATATCAAATAAGGATTTTTCCATAATATTACCTTTTAACTCAATTCTAACTCAGTTTTAACTCAGTTAATCGAGTTAGAATAAAATCTAACTCAACTAATCGAATTAAAAACTATTTACGAATAAATAACCTTCCCTTATACATTACAAATAAGGATTTTCTTAAATCAGGATATTGTTCATATAACCTTTCTTTAAGTTTTGCTTTCCATTCATCATCCATTGGATGTAAATCGTTCATAATTGAATCTACATTCATTTTAATTTGTTCATTAAGAGAAGGTAATGTTTTTGCTTTTTGTGCATTATCCTCTACAGCCTTTTTATAGAATTCAGCTCTCATGCTTTCCGATTTTTCAGCATTTTTCTTTGCTTCATCCATCAAACCTACATATTCCTGGATTTTTCTTTCCAAATCTTCAGGTGTTTTAATTCCTTTGGAATCCAAATATGAAAGTACAGCCTTTTGAGAATTCTCTGCCTTTTTAATTTCCTTATTGTACTGAGTAATCTTTGCCATAGAATACTTAATATCACTAGCATAAGAATCTTTATATCTCTTAATAGATTCAAGTGCATCCTTGTAACCATCTTTACCGGCTCTCCATTCATAAGCAAGTGTAAAGCCAGAATCTTCAAACTGATTAGCATAAGGACCACTACTCTTATAATAAGATGGATTATAAGAATCTTCTTTACCTTTCCAGGTTCTCTTAAATTCATCTTCAGCAGAATCCAATTTTTGAAGTTTATTCTTATAATTAGTTACCTGATTTTGCTGACGTTCAATATAATCATTTCCATAAGAATCTTTAACTTTTTGTACAGGATCGCCAAAAGCAACTTCACGCTGCTTATGTAATACATCAATCATCTGTCCATAAAGTTTATAGTCTCCTTCTGCCTTTTCTTTGAACTGGCGGACCTGCATATCAGCACGTTTATCTGGGTCTTTTATTAATCCGAATTTAAGTTCTTCAGGATTAATATCTTCAACGTTAAGATTGTCTCCCTTATAGTTGAACAATTCATTAATTCTACTGCCTTTTTCATCAAACTTCTGGTAAATCATAGCATCGATAGAATCATACATGATTGGATAAACTACATGAATAATTCCCTGTTTATTTCCCTGTCTCCAAATACGACCTTCTACTTGTTGAGCATCTGTAGGATTCCAATCCAACTGAGTATTATAAACTACTGTAGAATTACCATTAAGAGATACACCTTCTTTAATTGTGGATGAACCAATAATTACTTTACACTCACCATTTACATCATTGAATTCATTCATAACCTTTTCACGTTCATCCAATGCTTTATCTGTAGATGCAGCACCTTTCATTAAAGCAATTGCAGATTTTGGCATACCATGATCAACCAAATACTGTTTAACTTCAGGGAATTGTTCTACTCCGCTAGGCATGTAAATTAACTGTCCATTATGAGGATCCTTTTTATACTGAGCAATTACAGAATCGCACACAAATTTAAGTTTAGGTGAACTTTCAACAACTTCTTTAGGTTTTGTATATCCATCTGGAATAAAATCATCACCTACTAAAGCAGGACTTAAAGCACAATTTCTCATAGCGTTCATAGCTCTGAACATGTAACCAGGGTCTCTATCATCCTTTGGAAGCTCTTCCTGTTCTTCGATGTATTCATTACATTTTTCCATAATGGCTTTCTGTAAATCAGTCATTTCGAGTTCTGGTACATGAGTTCTTTTTTCAGGTCTAACTACTCCGGCTTCATCTCCATCTACTTTATCAATATATTCAGTAATTAAATTCTGTAAAGCTGTAAGATTATTAAAGTCTTTCATAACCATTTTTTCTTCAACTTTATTTGCCTTTACAACATATTCTGACTTTAATACACAGAATTGCTTTACAAACTGATCAAGTGAATAAATTCCCATTTCTTTAAGTCTATCTCTTGCCATATAAGACAGAATTGAATATATCTCTATTGGAGAATTCTGGAATGGTGTAGCTGATAATAAGAATGTGTTTCTACCATTATTTTCTCGCTGAATTAACTGAGTAATTGCAAATAATTTCTTTGCTCTTTCTGAAGGTTTACCACCACCAAGAGATTTAAATTCATTTGCCTGGCCTTCTACATCATCTTCTTTACCAGATTCAGGAATATTTCTAGGCTGAGCAAACAGGTTTCTAAAATTATGTACTTCATCTACTGTAATATGATCAAATCCCATATTATCCCATAAAACTGTATCTCCTGAAGTTTTAATCATACCTCCGACTGTTTCCATAATTTTTTCGCTATGACTTGCCTGAGCTCTTGCACTCTTATCTGATACATCTTCATACATAGCACCGAATTCAACATCTTCAGTAATCTTTTTTTGAGATTCTTCGTTAAATTCGAACTTTTCCAAACCTTCATAAGTACATACTGAAATGCTACCATCTTCTGGCTTGAAGTCTTTATCAATAAATTGTTTACTTAAATTACCTAATTCATTGACTTTAATATTAGGAAAATGTTGATGGATAGAATTTATCCAGTTTTTATAAACTGCTTTAGGTACACAAATTAAAGGTCTTTTAGCTCTTCCTGTCTGTATCTGATTAACAGTTGCAACAATTCCCGTAACGGTCTTGCCGACACCGACATCGTATGCAAGTAAACCAGTTCCTTTATTTATAAGCTGAGATACTCCTTTTAACTGCTGCTTTGTGAGTGTAAAATCTTTTGTTCCCTTATTTTCATTCATTCCATCTACAAACAATGGAATCTTTGTATAATCAGGATTAACATAGGTATTAAAATTATCGTTCCAGGCCTTTTCCAATTCTTTTTGATCTTCCAGGCTTAAACCTTCCCTTAAAAAGCGGTTAAACAATATTTCAGCTGTTTCTCTTCTCTTTTCACGTTTTCTATATGCTACTCTCTGATTATACTTTTTATCCTCTCCATTACGAGATTCTGCACGTACTGGAATCTTTTCGATATAATCTTTCACATCTGAGAAACTAATTTCAGGAGGAATTTCTTCTGCTGAGATTGGTGAATCTGATGCACTGTAATAACCATTACCATTGTAGGCCCAACTAAAGAAACTATCTATCAAACTAGATCCATCTTTAGTTCTATATTTTTCAGTCCAACTTGAAATTGGAGACAGTGTAAAACCTGTTATTTGAGTTCTGTAAACTTCATTTCCGCTACTGTCAACAACTGGATTTCCATTCTTATCTAATACTTTTACTTTTTCACTTGTTCCAATCTTTTTTGGAGCTGGCATTACTGCTTCCAATAATGATTTCTTTAATTCATACTGAGCATCATTTTTATCCAGATTAGCTAATTTTTCACGAATATTGCCACTTGCATAATTAGCTACATTGATGTATTTATCACCATCTAACAAATAATCAGTATTATTATCAACGTATTTACGCTGCTTATCTGTCAATTTAGAAGGATCTACATATCCGTTAATATCTGTAATCTTCCAAATTTCCAAATCTTCAGCTTTATACTTTTTGCCATATTTAGCATTAAATTCTTCAGCTGTCATGTTTTTACCTGTAGAAGGTGTAAATTCATGCTCTCCGGCAGCGTTTTTATTGCCTTTCATAGCACGACTTCTATTAGCATGTTTTTCAGCTTCAGTTTCTTTTGGTTCTTCATTGAAATAAACTACAGTAGATTTATTTCCTAAATTAACGTTATAACCTTTTTTTACTCTACCTGCACCAAATACAAATCCAGTTACTTTTCCTTTTCCTTCAGGTGTTTCAATAACATCACCATATTTTTTATCAGTAGGAATATTAATTGTATTCTTTGGTTTTTTTGTAACTTCAGTTTTTACATTGTTTGAAATTTCTTCAATTTTTTTATCAACTTCAACTGCATTTACATTAATTCCATCTACTGCACTTTCAAAAGTCTGTCCATCCTTAACTTTGACATACTTTTCTTCACCAAATCTACCAATTCTAGTAGCTTCATCACCAACTACATGAGATGGATTATCTGCAAAATACTGAGAATTACTGAAGTCAGCTGCATTTCCCTTTTCTTTCCTGATGATAACAATATCAGTTCCTACATCTGTAGTATCAAAAGTTCCGTTTGGAAGTCTCCAGGCTTCAAGTAACTTTCCCTTTTCTGCAAGTTTTTCCTTAATTTTAGAATTCTTTGATTCCAGGAAGTGACTAGGCATAACGAAAGCAACAATACCACCATCTTTAACAGTATCAAGAGTACGATCTAAGAAATATTCATCATATCTTGTATGGCCTTTACCTTCTCCCATACCCTTATAAAGGCCGGTATATTTACCATAAGGCGGATTTCCTACAGCCACGTCAAACTTTTCAAAGTTTTTCTTTGTGAATCTACCATTTTTAATAAAGTTTTCCTGGAAAGCACCCTGAACAACTTCAGCATCAGGATGTAAAATCTTTGCAATACGTGAGGAATCTTCTTCAAGTTCAAATAAGGTAAACTTTTCAGGTCTATTTTCTGCAAATCTACCAATACCACTTGAAGGTTCAATAACTGTCTTATTTTTGTTTGGATTGTATTTATCAACAAGCTGCCAAACTTTATCTATAACAGTTCTAGGTGTATAGAATTCGTACAATACTCCGCTATTACTTGCATTTTCTTCTTCAGTTCCACCAGCACCTACATACTGAGATAATAAGGCCTTGTCAGTTTCTGTCATTTCTGAATCAGTTTTTTCTGCTAATAACTTTTTGCAGGCTTCTCTTATTTTTCTTGCCTGGCCTTTTGTTAATCTTCCTGAGCCATCTCCTCTGGCGATTCCGCTAGAAGTCTCTGCTCCTCCAGGTCTGCTTCCAGGTTCATCAGCACCGATTCCAGGTTCGTTTTCGTTATTGGAAGGTCCTGTGCTAAGCACATTCTCACCGCTACCTGATGTGCGTTCTGTCCGTAAGTCTCTATCACGATTGGAAATTCCTGTTTGTTCAATTCTATTGTTATTTCTTCCATCTTCATTTCCTCCATCTGTTTCAATTATACCATCTTTTTTTGCATTGTCATTACCTAACATCGCATTACTTCTATTAGCGTGTTTCTCTGCTTCTGATTCCTTTTCAGCAATCATTTCTGTTAAAGTTTCAATCTTTCCATCAGTTTTAGCAATCTGATGTTTCATTGAATCGATATTTGCTTTAGTAGCTCTTTCATTTTCCGCTATTGTTTCAGGTGTAGCAAAGTCTAATACATTAGGATTTTGTTTTTCATTTTCAAATCTGTTAAGCAATCCTGAATAATTATCCTTATCATTCTGAGCTTCTTTTAATGCGTTTTTAAGTTCGTCTACATTACTATTAGCATAAATTTCTCTTGTTACAAGTTTTTCACTCTGTTTCCAATTATTCAAATCATCTGTTTCTGATATATCATCATCCATTGGAATAACTTCAATAGCTGCTCCAACATCAGGATTATCTTCTACATAGTTATCATTATAGTGAAGGTCTATTTCTACCTGATTAAATGGTGATTTATGTGCAGCCTGTAAAGATGGAAGGTCTATATATCCCCATTCAGCCATATCTTTATCACCATTAAGAATAGTATAGCCATAGGCTTCATTTGCTCCATCCCATTCAGTAATATACCAGTCACTATTAGCATCAAATAAATGGAATCCGGCCTTATGTTTACCTAAATTTTCATCATAAGATTGCTGCCAGCGATTCTTCAGTTCAAGAGATTTCTGAGCAATATTCTTAATCTGTTCCTTAAAATACTGCTTTTCTTCACCTTTATTTGCTGCATCCATCATTGTAAGAATCTGCATATTACTGCTAAATTTCTTCCAATCCTTCAGCATAAAGTCTTTTTCTTCTGAAGTAAGCTCATCAGGTTTTGCAGGTTCATTTTCTTTCTGAGTAAAATAATCTTTAAGTGACATTTCAGGCTTTTTAACTAAAAATTCCTTAGCAATTTCAAAGGCCTTTCTTCTATCATCAAACTTTTTATAAGTTTCATAATATGTATTAAATTTATCACCTGTATCTTTTGTGGATGCTAAATATTTTTCAAGTTTCTTACAGTTACTTCTATCCAGTGATAATGCTGATTTTATTGTCATTAAATTTAAATATTTTGCACCTGTTTCGGATTCCTTAATTAAATGATCCTTATACTTTTCGTATTCTGGACCATTTTTCTTTGCGTTCTGGTTTCCCATCATAGCAGCACTTCTATTGTCATGCTTTTCCTGGTCCGTCTCTCCTAATTCAAGTGATTTTCTCTGCTTATCCATAAAGGCCTGAGCATCATTAATATCATTGAATACCTGTCTGTCAGTTTCGTTTCCATTTTCATCATGTGTAATTACAGTATATTCTTTAATTTTGTAGTCTGAATTTGGAATCATTTCTACAAGTCCGGCTTTTGAGCCATCACGAATCATAAGCATATACTTTGTATTGCCTTTATCATCTGTGTATTCTTTCTGAGCTGAGAATCCAATTTCTTTAAGTCTATTTACAAAATTCTGCCTTGCCTTTTCTCCCAGGTGTTCACATTCAAATACAAAATCATTAACACCATCTAAAATACCGCTAATATCTGTTTTTGATACTGCTCTTTTATTTATTCCTACAGTATGGCCTTTATTATTAACATAATTAATAACAGCATAAGGTTTACCACCTGTTCCACTAGGATAGAATCTATTCCATGAACCGGCAAAGGCCTGATACCAATCAACCTTCTTAGATGTATCAACTGTTGTTTTTTCTTCAGGCTGAATATTCTTAATAGTTTCTTCATTAAGTTTCTGAGCTGCAAGTTCTTCAGTTTTTTCTTTCTTTTCAATTTCTGCACCTGTATACATACTCCATACTTTATACATAAGTGATGGATTAGGCTTAAATTCAGGCTTGCCAGTATCAAATAAATCTAACTGATCTGATTCATGCTTTACAGCTTCCAGGCCTTTTACATCAACCTTTTCAGCAACCTTCATTTTAATTGGTTTCTTTGTCTTTTCTCTGTTATCTTTATTTTCAAAGCGTTTATCCCATAATTTACGATGTGAGAAATACTCGCATACATGCTGATACCATGTCTTTTTGTCAGCATCATAATTTTCCTGGATATTCAAATTTGTATATGCTTTTTCAATCTTTTTCAGTTCATCCGGCTTACCCTTAAAAATAAACTTTCCTAAAGCATCCAAAATCTGACTTGCTGACTGTTTCAGCATATCTTTGATGTAGTAATAATTGTAACGTCTAACAATTTTCTTACCATTCTTTTCAGTAACTTTTTCGGCGATATTTTCTCTAAACATATACTCGCCACCGAGCATTTCACCTTTTCTGGCCTTTTCGATTATTTCCTGATCACCTGATTCAATTCTTTTTTTCATAAAGTCTTTGAAGAATGATTTTTTTACTACTATCTGCATATATTTTTCTCCTAAAAAAAAATGCAGCTATTACACATAGGTAATGACTGCTATAAACAAATCCTAAAAGAAGTCCTATTTCTTAGACTATACTCCATAATTTTCATTTTGTAAATTAATCTAAAGGTTTCCACTTAACCCATACACCTCTACAAGATGGATGGAAAATACCATTAGTTAAAGTTTTATTATCTCCATCCCAGGTTTTTCCATCCCATATAGCACGTGAAGCATATTTATCATTAATTTTATCCGATGCTAAAGGAATTGAACTATACATAACTACAGTTCCGTTCATTTGTTTACAGTAACTGCAAGTTCTATCATCAATTACTTCCATTCTCTGAAAATAAACTTTTTCTCCATCTTTAGAGTTTTTAACAGATTCTCTAATATAAGATTCATTTAGATTATTTTGAATTTCAGTATCTGCTATTTTTTTCCAGTCTCTATTTGCAGCTCCAAATTTCTTAAACAATTCTTCACTTACCTGAGTTTTATTCTTTTTATTTTTTACTCCATCTATAAGCACCGCCTGAATATCATTTTGCAATTTACTGTCAATTCCTGTAATATGCTGAGCTGCTGACTGCTTCATTAATTCAATTCTGTTGAAAGTCTCTCTATCCAATCCTAATAATTGTGATGCTTTTGTTTCATTTTCGCATAATGTTTCATACTTTACATTTTTAATGCTTAAATCTTCTATTCCTAATTTCTTTAATGCAGATGCAGAATTTGTGTTAGATAATTTTTCGAGTAAAGCACCTAACACCTGAGATTGTTTAACAAGATTTTCACCGGCTTTTCTATTTTTATTAAGAAATTTTGTAGTAACTTTAACAAGTCTATCCAGGTCCATTTTTGAAATAGGTTTACCACTTTCAGGATTATATAAAATTTTGCCTTTATAAATTACTGATTTACTTACAATATTAGCCTTTGGTAATCCAATATAATCACAAATATTGTTATACAATTCATTTGAAAGTTCATCAAAATAATTTAGCCAATATTCAGTAATTTGTTTCTGAGACTTATAAAAAAATCCTTCTCCAGAAGTAGAATTTGACTTATTAAGGCTTTTATTAATACCTAAATAATACTCTACAATTCCAGACTTTTTAATTAATTCTTCTTTTTTTGCTTTTGATATTGTATTTTCTGTATTTTGCTGTATACTATGGTTGCTAGTAAACGCAGAAAATCGCCTGCTGCTGGAAGCATTTGAAGTCTGAAGGATAGAGGGAATGGCGTTCTCTACTAGCCTTAAACTCTTCCTAAAATTGGAAGAGTTTATTTTTTCCCTTTTCCCATTTCCAGGAACAAATTCTCTTTTAGTATAGGACTTTTCGACATTATTATGATTGAAAAGATTATTAAGATTATCCAATATTTCATTTATATTTGCATGAGTATTAGTCTCTACTTTTCCCATAGACTTGTATAAAGCATCCATTTTATTTGAAAAATCAAACATTATTCTGTCTCCATGTTATCTTCTTCAGGTTCTTCTTCCTGATTTTCATTTTCTGGACCTGCATTTTCAGAAGATCCTCCACCATCTCCCATCATGTCATTTCCGTAATTCATCCAACTATCATCGGATTCTTCACCTTCACTTTCACCTTCGCCACCTTCTCCGGCCATCTGCTGATTTGCTTGATCTGACTGATACAACTGAACTGCCTGAACATTCATTGGAATATTTGCCCATTCAGCTTCAAGTTTAGACATTCCCTTTTCTTCTCTCTTTTCGTTCAAAGTCTTATAACCTTCAATTTCAGCCTTATCAATATCAGCCTGAGTTTTCAAATCTGTAGTTTCATATCCTACAAATTCAAGAGTATATCTATCATCAATCTTTTCAATAATTCTATTTATGTAATCTTCCAGGAAAGTTAATATATCACCTAAAATAAGTGATTTAGATTCTTTCATCTGTTCGTTACCAGTTCTCTCAAACATATTTTGAGATTTTGCCGACTGTAAACCTAATTCATCCATCGAACAACCAAACAAGGCAACTACACCAGAAGTCAAATAATCCTGCCAATTAGAGAATTCCATATCTCTATTCTTTCCGTTTAATTCCTGCCATTTGATGCCACCACCTTCACCTTTAGCCATACCACTAGGAATAATTGGAATTCTCCACTGATTAACAGGTGAGCCACTCATAATTTCAGCAATATAATCTTCCATCTGCTCTATAGTTTCCTGGCTTGAATCACCTTCAATTAAAAGCATACCTCTAGGCAATTTATTTTCTGTAAAGTTTCCACTGTTATATACAAAAGCATTTATTTGAGCTGTAATAAGGTCCACAGCCTGCTCTACATAGGAATAACCATAAAAAGAATGATAAATATCAGTTCTAGGATTTTCAAAATCAAATAACATTTCATTGTCGGTATATCCGGCTGCTGGTGTACCATCAATGATCTGTAAAAACTTTATTTCTGTTTCAATATTTGGATCCGGCAAAACTCTTTCAATTGTTGCAGCATCAACCGCAAAAAATGCACATACTTTACCGCCTTTATCATACTGAAGCTCTGTTGCAATCTGATCCATTGTCAACAAGTCTCTAATAATTTTTGTACAATACTTAACAAAATTATCTCTTGTGGAATCCTGATAATTTCCTGTCTTTAATAAAAACTTTTCAAGATCATTTTTCTCTTTACTTTTCCGGCCTTTAGAATCTTTAATAACTGAACCATCTTTCAATAATTGGAATCCACGTTTATTGTTATCTGATACCGGCTTAAAATATGGCTTTAACTTCTTAATTACATGATTAATACATACGTTAATAATCCAGGCTTTTTCAGCTACTGCCCTTAAAGTTCTAGGTTGAATTGAACCATACCTTGCTCTACTAATAGTTCTAATATTACTTAAACCATGATCACCAATTGCATAAGGCTCAAAAAAAGATGATTGTGCATTATGTTCTTTTCCGTAAGTCCAATAACCACTCATTACATCATTATGACCTGTTACAGCGTGTATCTTCTTCAACTCTTTTTTAAGATTTTCAGGAATATTATCACTTTTCCAATTATTCATACTTTCACCTCAAAAATAAAAAAAAAGACAGCCAATTATCCCATTGGATAACCGACTGTCTTAGACATATCGCCTTTATTATCTCTTAGCCTTAAATTATTTTAGTATAAATATGATTAATTGTCTATTTTAGATGCATCTTTCTTAATACAGAATTCAAACTTTTTCCCTTTGGTACAATGATTTCATTATCTGTTTTAGTTTCAACTTCAGGCACTTTATTATTCTCATTTCTTTTCCAGGTACTATAAAAATTACCAGTTTTTCCGCCTGAACCACCGCTTGCATAATTAGCTAAAGCCCACGACCAAAAATCATCAGCATGACCTAATTCATTTCTTTCTGCATCATATCTGAAATACTTTCCAATTGCAGGAAGTCTTTTTATGCTATGTATTTGAGTATGAAATTCTTTTGAGTTTTCAAGTTCAAATTCCCTTTGTTCAAGTCCATGCTTAACTGACATGGCCAATATTTCTTTTATTTCTGGAGTAAAAGTTAAACCTTCAATTCTATCACCTAATTTCTTTTGAAGTTCTTCAAATATCGGTTTTCCCATACCTGTAGCATCCATACATCCACGATGGATAGGTAAATTATTATAAAGTTTCAAAACTGTATCTCTTTGCAAGTCATAAGGAGCATTTTTCATTCTGATTCTGGCAAAACTTCTTTTCTTTTCATTTTTATTTCCAATTAAATAAATACTTGTCGCATCATGAGTTCTACCAACATCAAAACCAAAATATAAAGGTTTACCATGCAAATCAGGATTATAATTTAATATCGCTTCATCTGCTGTCTTATATGCCTGAAAATCTACACCACGATTATAATTATAGTATTCATCATCTGATACACTTTCATCCTGGGCCATTTCAATAACTGCATCATCATTCATACCAGGTGTATTAGCGTATATTAAGTCTAAAGAAATATAACTTGCTTCTTCATCAATAAAAGCACATTCATATTCCTGTTGGAATTCATCAATATTTGAACTTGAAAATATTTCTTTAATAACATCAGTACCAAATATATGTACTCTTTCTTCAGTTGACATTTCAGGAGCAAGTTTAATCGCATTAACTACATCCTTACACAAATCTCTACAAAACCACCAGGCAATATTATAACGTTCATAAGATGGGAATGTATGTTTATCTGTAATAATGTCATAAAACTTACCAATTTTACCTAAAGGAGATGATCCCATTTCAATACATCCACCTCTTGAAATAACCGGCAAGGCTGCTGTATATACTGCTTTTGACATTTTAGGTAAATAAATAGCGTATTCATCAAGAGAAATATCACCGCCTTTACCTCTAGGTGGTCTACATGGAATTGAAATTAACCTGGAAATAGTTTTTCCGTTATTGTCGATAAAATCCAATTCAGTTTTATTATTTGTTACACATTTCTTTTTTGCAGCTTTTGGAATTGATTCATAAAATTGAGCTGCATAATTAATTTTTTCGAGTGCATCAGCTTCATTGTATGATACAAATTGTTTAGTATAGGCTATTCTTTCCTGGTCCATAGCCTTAACAATTCCCTTTAATGCTGAGACAAACGACCATCCTACACGTCTACTTTTAACAATAGCAATAAAACGTGAATAGCTTCGCAAATACTGATCCTGCCAAAAATCGAGTTTTAAGTCTTTTTCATTAAATTGAATGAAGGTATAAGCATACTTCAATCGTTCGTCTTTACTCATCATAACATAATTACCCTTAAACTTATTTTTCCTGGATCCATATTGCAACGCATACAACAATAACAGACACAAGTAACGCAATTGAAACAGCCATATAAATCCTCTTTTAATTTCCTATTTCTAGGACTTGTTATTAAAAATAAATCCTTTTTCTTTAAGCCATTTCTTAGAATTCGCTTTTACTTTAGGATATAAACCTTCACAATTAACAATCATTTTGTGCATAGTAATTTCAGCAATTTCCATATTTTCAGGGAATGGCAATTTCCATTTTTCAGCAAACTTTTTCAATTCATTCACATCAGCCTTATTTAAGACAGTATTTCTTTCATGTACATACTGTTTAATCAAAAGTTTTCTTTCCAGGTCTTTTTCTTTTTCCATGAAAGAATTTACACAAGGTCTATCTTTCCTTGTTCCCTTTACAACTACAGGCTTTATAGTATTTTTCATTTTTCAATCTCCTATAAATTCCTTTCCACATTTTTTACACTTGTAAAGAATTCTGTCTGATTTCACAAAATACCAGATACCTTCAACAGGGCCTTTACAATATGGACACTTATATTTTCTATTTGCAAAAATAACTACAGTAAAAATAACCGCTGCAATTAAAAGCACAATTCCTATAATTATATATTTCATATTTCCCTCACAATGTCTAAAAATGTCTAACTAATGTCTAAAAATGTCTAATTATGGCTCTTCCAGTAAATTATCCGGCTCGTCATAATACTTCCCAGCTAATTTTGCTACTTCATCATTCTTTTGAATTACTTTAACTTTTGCAGCAACTTTATCTTTAATTTGTTCGATAACAATTTCTGTAGAAGTCTCTGTACTTTCCTTCTTAGCATTTTCTTTTTCAAGCTGCATATCAAAGTCTTTTTTCAAACTTAAAAGAATCTTTATCGCATCCTGCTTATTTAATTTGTCATAATCAGGAATTCCACGTGTTCCTTTATAATCCAAACCATTAATAATACTTCTCTGCTCTTCAGTTAGTTCATCCAATAACTTTGGTACTTGAATTGTGTATGTTTCTCCATTTTCATCCACACGTTCAACTTGCTTATAAAAATCATTTGGATCCATCGTTAAAGTTTTTTCCAGAATTTCCAAAGTTTTAGTTAAGGCCTGATTTAGTCTAGGTACTACAATTTTATTTCTTATTTCCTGAATAACAGAATCTACAGCAGGCTCATACCGAATTTCCCATCCACGTGATCTGGCCATACTTTTAGTATATCCGGCCGCAATCATAGATTTTTCTACATTATTTTCAGTTTCTGCACCCATAGAAGTATAAGCAAGTATAAATTTCTGCCTTTTTACATCCAGATTGCCGAGATTAACCGAGATGCCACTTAAAGGTAATTTATCTTTATTTCTTTTTGTTTTAGTTAGGCTCTTTTCCTTTGTTTGTTTCGTTTCTTTCTTCTTTGCACTCATGTAATTTGTATACCTCCACCATTCTTCCGTTAGAAGTTACCGCCTTAATCAATTCAGGTTCACATTTAACTACATCGCCACATGTTAAACTGATATACTTTATTTCTTTTTTACACTTACTACATATTTGCATGGCTGCTTATTCCTTTCTAACCATTCAGTTAAAATCTTTCCATTTTGAGTAATTGTGTATGACATATTAACGATTTCTCCATTGTCTATATCATATTCAATTCTTCCATACATCAATGTATTTTCTAAAGATTCCAGGATTTTAACAAAATCATTATTTTTCAAATTAAAATCTTTAGAAGTAAGGTTATATTCACGATTAAGAGATACAATTTTATGATTCTCTACACC